CTGTCAGACATTGGGGTCGCCCTTCTCGCTGACCTCAATGGCATTGAGTGGCGCGAGAAGGGCGACCCCAATGTCTGACAGGCGTCGATTTGAATTGAAGGATGAGCATTTGGCTCTCCTCACCCGCGCAAATATCGGCTGGCAGGATGCTGAAACAGGCGCTCCCGAAATTGACCCTAAGCGGCCATATGGTAATTCAGATGTTGCCGGGGACGTTATGGAAATTCTCGGTTGGGAAAATCAAGTTTGTCCTAACTGTGACTATCCTCTAGATGTTGAGAATAGTGACCAAACCCGTACCAAGGCTATGCAAATCCACCGTGAGACTCAGATGGCCCTAGAAATTGTGCTTGCTACTAAGTCATTCTATCCGGGCATTTACGAGGCTTCTACTTATGGACGGGATTGGAAATATGTCGGACCAACCTGAGATTCATGTTTTGGGGAAGGCTCACGAATGTTTGCGTTGGCTGCCCACCCCTGACTATGACAAACATAAACTAGTGATTAAGTGTGTCTGCGGTAACGTCTTTGAGTGTCGATATTTAAACTATTCCGAAGATTATTGTTGGGGCACCTACGGCTTAAATCTAGTAGATACGCTTGACGGCGCAAACGTAGTCATGCTATAATAGACCTATCAATGAAAGCGTGTACTAGTTGTAGAGAGTCTAAGGACGAGTCTGCGTTTTCATGGGCATCGAAGGCATCCGGTCGGCTTCGCAGTAAGTGTAAAGATTGCGAAAATGCTATCGCCAGATTAAACTGGCTAGCAAATGCAGACCTAAGGGCTAGAAATGCGAGCAACAAGAAAAAGCGGAAAGAGTTGGCAAGAGAGTTTGTGCTAGAATATTTGCAGACTCATCCGTGCAAGGATTGTGGCGAATCCGACCCGGTTGTATTAGAATTTGACCACTTGTCTGACAAGTGCAAGAATATTTCTGATATGGTCGATAAGGCATATGGACTCATTACAATCCAACTAGAAATACAAAAATGTGAAATCGTCTGCGCCAACTGTCATCGCAGAAGAACCGCTTCTCGCGGGAGTTGGTACAGAACTAAGTAAACTGAGGCTTATACAAGCGTAGGCATTCCGGCTTGGCCTCGACCTAATTGAAAGGTGGAAAAAACAAATGTCAACTGCTACAGTTGTAGCCGCACCAGCGGCAGCGCCACGAACGGGCGCATCTAAAAATTACGTTCAAAGCGTCGTCATCGGCGTTGTCCTGACCGCCATTTCCTACCTCGTAGGAATGTGGCTTGGCTGGACTCATTCAATTAATCCGCTTGAAGTATTTGCGGTATTTACGTCTTACGTTTCTACCTACCTTTGCGTTGTAGAACGTAGGTTTAACTATGTTGCAGGAGCAATTTCTTCCGCTGCCTATGCATGGTTGTTCATTGACAGCAGCCTTTTGGCGTCAGCCGTTCTCAATGCCTACCTTGTGCCTACGCTGGCATATGGATGGTTTAGGTGGAGGCAAGATGCTGTCACCCGTCCAGTAGAGCATGTTAAACTAAAAATGATTCCTGTTTACCTTGCTATCACCGGAGCCATTTGGTACGGAGCAACGCAATTAATTACGGCTCTTGGTGGTCATCTGGCCATGACAGACACGCTAATTCTTGTTTGCACCATCTTGGCTCAGTTCCTACTAGACAACAAGAAACTTGAAAACTGGTACGTGTGGGCAGCAGTAAATGTATTTGCAATCTACACTTACTTTACCACTGGTCTAAATCTTGTAGGCTTCCAGTACATTTTCTTCCTAGCCAACGTGGCTTATGGTTGGTTCATGTGGAATAAGAGTCGCAAGGCTACTTTGCCTGCTACTCCTGCATTGTCTGAGGCTGTGCTAGCGGATGCTTACCAAACGCTAGCCTCTCCCGCCGACCTAATGGAAGAGGATGCGCCGGTAGGTGCGAAATGACCGCGTTTGTCTTGATGAAGGCTATGCCCCCCACAAAGGGGCACCTTCATCTAATTCAGTTTGCCAGTAGACTCGCCCCTAAGGTTGTCGTAGTTATCGACACTCTAGAGGATGAGCCTTATGTTGGTCCGCGTGTCACGACGATTCGTGAAGCCGTTAAAGATTTTCACACGCCTGTAGAGGTTGTGCATATCACTGACCCAATTAGTCCCGACCCGAATAGTCCTGGCTTTTGGGAAGAATGGAAGCAAATTATGCTTCGCGTCGGTGCCAAGCCTGGCGACCTTGTGGTTGGCTCTGAGCCGTACTGCAAAAAGGTTGCGGACCTGTTCGATGGTAAGTTTTATCCGTACGACCCGAGTCGTGATATCTTTACGAGCAAGGCTACGGACGTGCGCTTGCACCCGGACAAGTTCTTCTCTGTCATTTTGCCAGAGTTCCAGCACTACCTACGACAGACTGTCACGCTATTTGGCGCAGAGTCAACTGGTAAAACTACGTTGTCTAAGCATTTGGCGGCTGCCAAGAATGGTCACTGGCTAATGGAATGGGCAAGGCCGTATCTTGAAATGAATGGTGCGCCACCGATTACTGTCGAAGTTATGACTGATATCTGGCATGGACAGCGAGCCCTACAAGACCATGCTCGATTTCTAATTGACAAGCCGTGGGTGTTTCAGGACACCGACCTTTTCAGCACGGTAGGTTACTGGAATTTCTGGAATATGAAAACGCCGGACCTACTTAAAATGCAGGCACTCAGTCGCAAGTCCGACCTCTACCTGATTACTAAGAGTAACATTCCGTTTGAGCAAGACCCGATTCGATATGGTGGTGACGTTCGAGAGAGCGACGACCAATTTTGGATTGACCTTGCTGAGCAGCATTGCTTAAACTATCGAGTGCTAGAATCGGCGGACCCGAATGACAGGATGCAAGAGGCATTCGCTTATTTGAATGAGCATTGGCAGGAGCGGGTAGCAAGTCATTTGGCCTATGAAAGATTTGAGTCCCCTCTGACCATTGCAGGCGTTCAGAACTTGACGCCTGCCTGACCGTATGCTACAATAAATCATGCCCTAGCAGGCACACTCACGGCCACCAGCGAGCCTGTCGCTGCATAATATGAACTGTAACAACAAGGCGTGCAACACCGCAATTCGTACCCACCTGTGGGTAGTAGATGAGAGGGCCTATTGCTCTCCATGGTGTGAACGAAACAAAGGTAAGCACCCAAACAGCAAAAAGCGAGGATAATTCCTCGCCCTGCCCGATTCGTTTAGTGGTAAGGACGCAAGATTCTCAATCTTGTAACGAGGGTTCGATTCCCTCATCGGGTACGTATGGGATTTCTCCCACCAACTATAGGAGTAACTAAATGACTACTAAGGATTTCTGGACCGGCGTTCTGATTTTTCTTTGCGTATGTGCCGTTCTGGCCGCAATTGCCGTTCCTAGTGCGATTACCGCACATGAAAATAACCTAAAGACTCGCGCTAATATCGCTGCGTGCTATAACAATGGCGGCGTTTGGCTCGATTATGAATCTTTCTGCCTAAAGAACTAAGGAATTCTAATGGGATACGTTCTCAAAAATCCGGACAATGAATTTGGCCGGAAGGTTTGGAATGTGACTGAGCGTTGGGGCGTTGATAACGTCGCATTAACTACCCTGATGGGTGGTGGAATGAGCGCCGTTGTTTTGGGCATTCCTCTAGGTGTATCTTGTGCTCCATGGGGCCTATTCGGGCTCACTCCCCTTGCTCTCTGCATTATCTTTTGGGTCGTGTGGTGGATAAATATTCTATGTTTCTCGGCACTTTTGCCGACCAAAGAGTATTATGGTAGTGGACACGAATTCAACAAGTCTAAAAGAACTGACCGAATAGAAGATTACTACGCTGGATTGCCAAAGAGCGAGCGTGCTGACCTTAAGCCTGCGTACAAAAACGTCATTGAGGTTGCGGACAGAATGCACGCTGACACGGTTGAATTTAAGAAAGGCGCTAAGTATATTGCTGACCGACGTGAGGCAATGAAGGAAGCCTTCTATGCTTGGCAGTCTGCCGACGTTCAGCGGCGTCGTGTAGGCTTGCCAGATAACTATGACCTAGAGTTGGTACAAAGATTGGCGACGGAGAAAAAAGAAATCGCCAACGAACTTGAAAAAACTAACGTTGAACTAGGCTTACACTAGTGTTAATTTTGTTGTGGACGCTGATTCCGATTGGCTTCGCACTAGGGATTGGAAATACAATCGTGTGGTTTAAGAATAAGCCTGAAAAAGACAAGGTTGTTGAGTCGCGTACTGCGGCTCAGCCGTCAAGTTGGATTGACGAATCTGGTAAATATCACATTCGGTCATATCCTGACTACGTTACGTGTTCAAACCTTAAATGTAATGCTGTTGTTGCTGCATTCAAGGGCGACAAGTGCCCGAACTGCGGCTTTATTCTGTAAGGGGCTTAGATGATTGAAAACTATGCGGCGGTTTACTTTAACCGTGCCCGCCAGATTATGCTGGCTGAGGCTCCCGGCAAGATGGTTACAATGCAAGTTTTCCAGAAGAACGAGGCTGTGCTATGTGGAATTGACGAGGTTGTGACCTTGTTGCAGCAACAGACAAATGGGCTTGGAATCAAGTCTCTGTCTGACGGCGACCATATTGCACCACTAGAGCCAGTTTTGGAAATCATTGGGCCGTACGCTGAGTTCGCCCATTTGGAATCTGTCTATTTGGGCATTCTTGCTCAGCAAACTAAGGTCGCGACGAATATGTCTAACGTCGTTACCGCCGCAGCGGGAAAGCCAGTTTTGTTCTTTGGTGACCGATTCGACAACTTTGCTAATCAGGTAAACAACGGTTACGCTGCATATGTCGGCGGGGCGAATGGATTTGCCACTCAGGCCATGGTTTCTAAGTTTAACGGAGAAGCCACAGGCACGATGCCTCACGCTCTTATTGCAGCGTTTGACGGTGACGTGGTTGCTGCAAGTCGAGCATTTCGCAAGCACTTCCCTGACGTGCCTCTGATTGCCCTGGTGGATTTCAACAATGACTGTGTGACTGATTCCATCCGATGCCTAGACGCATTTGGTAAGGATTTGGCTGGCGTCCGTCTGGACACGTCTGAAAAATTGATTGATACCTCATTGGAATTGGCAGCCAAGGCACACAGCCTGGACATTGATTCTCCTGCTAGGTGGCAAGGCGTCTGCCCTGCGCTTGTAAATAACGTCCGTCAGGGCCTTGACAGGTATGGGGGTCAGCATGTTAAGATTGTCGTGTCTGGCGGGTTCACGGCCAACAAGGTTCGAGCATTTGAATCCGGGTCTGTGCCGGTAGACGTATATGCTGTTGGTAGTTCTATCATTCAGGGCTCCAATGACTTCACCGCAGATATTGTTCGTCCGACTGTCAAGGTTGGTCGGGAATATCGAGACAGTTCTAGATTGGTGGCACGATGACTCAGGTTACATGGACGACCGGCTGCACCCCTCCGAAAGTTGACGGCTGGCGGGTTGAAACCAAAAAGGTTCGTGGTGTCTATCAAGTAGAGATTCGTAGAACTTTCGAACGTGCTGGCCAGATACTTGTCATCGTGGGCAAGGACGGCTATAATTACGGGCAGACGGACACAATCAAATCTACTCGTCGGCCTCCGCACGACCGTTGGCACAAGTCAACGAGAGGCTACAACGTTAGATTTTCTTCTAACCAGGCTATTGATATGACCTGGCAGGATTTGGATGAGTTAAACTATATCATCAAGCAGGCTAAGGATATTTTGGAGACATTGCCATGACCGCAGCACTTATTGTCGTTGACGTTCAGCGTGACTTTTGCGAGGGCGGAAGTCTAGCAGTAACGGGCGGGAAAGATTTGGCCCTACGTCTTGGCAAGGACGTTCTTCCTAATGCTAAGACTACTTATGAGTTGGTAGTGGCAACGAAGGATTATCATTTGCCGCACAGTTCAAATGACGGACATATTTCAGATACCCCTGATTATGTAAATACCTGGCCTGCCCATTGTGTTTCGGATACTTCGGGCTCTTGGTTCCAGCATCCATTGACTTCCCACCTCTTTGATGATATCTTCAAAAAGGGTCGTGGAATCGCAGCCTACAGTGGCTTTGAGGGTGTCGGCTGGATGGGATTTACCCTGCACGAACTTTTGAAGCAACGTGAAGTCACTGACATTGACGTTGTGGGAATTGCCTTTGACTATTGTGTTCAGGCCACCGCCAAATCGGCGGGGGAATTGGGATACAATGTTACAGTTATCAAAGATATGACTGTTAGTGTTAATCCTGACAATGACGACTGGAACACTAAGGGCCTACTCAGTAGAGGAATTAACGTAGTATGACAAAAGATGAATTAATTGCAGAACTTCAAGCAATTCCGGGCAATCCGGTTGTGCTTGTATCTAGTGATGAAGAGGGAAATCGCATAAAGCGCCTGGCAGACATTAATGTCGGACCAGCAATAAAGCATGATTGGGAGATTGATTTAATCCACCCACTCGACCTCAAAGAATATGACGATGAAGATTTGGAAAAGGTCTTTGAGGCAATTTGCTTGTGGCCTTGACAGTCCCTAGAAGTCTGTGTTATACTAGTACATACGAGAGGGAGCCTGGCCCTCATGGTCATCGCGCCGCGCAGCGGCCAACCGGACAAAAAATGGGCACATGCCGTAGAAGAGTCTGTTGGTATTGGTTCGCCTGTCTTTCAAACAGGAGGTCGCGGGTTCAATTCCCGTCTACGGTACGACAATAAGATTCCCGAAGGATAAGGGAGTCTGGCGGGAAATCCAACCGCCGCCGACGAGAGCGGCGCAAAACTCTAGCGGGTGACCGTAGGTTGAGGGAGCGTGTCTGTAAAACACTACTCTGTCGGTTCAAATCCGACCACCCGCACGTTAACCGGAATGAGCGAAATGAACTTGATTCAGGGGATTAATAGCCATTCTTGCACCGTCCGTGAATCGGTGCTATTGGGATAGTAATTCAGTGGTAGAATACTTCGTTGCCAACGAAGCCGTCGCCGGTTCGACCCCGGTCTATCCCTCGGTGGCGGGGAGGTCACAAGCCTCCCCGCCGAACCCAAACTTGTAAAGTCCAAGGCCGTCGCGCTGGTTCCCTCTATCGGCGGTGAGGATAGTGTGAAAGATATATGTTAGTACGGGATTGTTGTGGGAACTCTGAGTCCTGGCCATATATCGCTTTACTTGACAGCATACTGCCGACCGTGGTATGCTGTACATGGTGGCTGTAATCGAGAGGTTCAGATAACTGATTGTGACTCAGTGTACGCGGGTTCGAATCCCGTCAGTCACCCCAATAAATCCATAGCCGTCAGATTGGCGGCTATAACTATTCGGAGGTAAAAATGACTGTTGCTCTAGTTCTATTGTTTGTAGTTCTCGTTCTCCTGGTTGTTTTGAGCGTTCGAATCAACAAGCGAAGGATTGCAAAACGATATGGTGATGAAGGGCTTGATGCTCCCCGGCCATGGCTTACCGACCCGAAATTTGACCCACGAAACAGCAGCCGAGTTACGGCTGAAAATGTTGGAGGGTTTGGCAGCACAGAAGCGACCGGCTGATGACTGACCAGGGGGAGGAACGCGGCTGTGTAGTTAAAGACTGCCCGCATCCCCTAAATTGTCCAATTCATTGCCCTTGTGGCTACCCATGGAATGACCACCCGGAGGGAACAAAATGATAGCCGTCTGGATGCTAATTGTCATTTTCTTTTTCCACTGGCTTGCAGACTTCGTTTGGCAGCCGGACTGGATGGGCAAGACTAAATCTAAAGACTGGAATGTTCTTGGCAATCATTCTTCCCGAATTGGTATCGGCTCCGCTGTGGCGGGATTTGTCATTCTGGCAATTCTAGGTCATATAGACTGGATGGGACTGGAATGGTTTATTGTCGTCAATGCTGTTTCACACTTTGTCATTGATGCCGTGACCAGCCGAATTACTGGCCACTATTGGGCTCAGGAACGAGTCCACGCATTCTTTGTTACGATTGGCTTTGACCAATTCTTGCACATGACCATTGCGGTCAGTACGTTAGCGTGGTTTCTAGTATGATTCAAGCGCGGTGTTGGGGTGGACCTAATCACAATCAGGTAATCGCCGTCAAGCCAGGCGACCCCTATCTAGAACTACAAAAGTACGCTGGCGTCCGTGCAGCCAACGAGTACGATTACCAAAATGCCGGATTGATAGTGCCGACTAAGCGCGGACGCTATTGGCTTACGCCCGATACAGATAAAAAGGGCAACCCTATTTATGCATGGACAGGTTGGAAATGAGCAAGACAATTGCATTTGATTTTGATGGTGTGCTACACTCATATGTTAGTGGATGGACGGGGCCGGTTCCTACTGACCCACCTGTTCCCGGCGCTGTAGAGGCCATACACAAATATTTAGACGAAGGGTATAGTGTCGTCATCCTAACGACCCGCGCAGAAACAGACGAGGGCCTAGAGGGCACGAAGAATTGGCTTAGGGAAAATGGCTTCCCGCCACTAACCGTAACCTTTCATAAGGTGCCTGCAATTGCCTATATTGACGACCGGGCTGTTCACTTCGACCCATTCAATCACGATTGGGAGAAGGTTCACGCTGACGTAGCCAAAATTGACAGTCGTCCGCGCCGGACCCCAAATGAATTGACAAAGGGTTGGGCTTGGGATTGACAGGTAGTGTAGCAACTGCTATACTATTTGTGGGGCCGTGATGTTTAACGGTTAGCATGTAACTCTTCCAAAGTTAATGTGTCGGTTCGAATCCGGTCGGCCTCACGTTATGGCGCAAATACTCACAAGTAAAGAGAGACACTATCATGTAATGACAGGTGTCCCCGGAGTATTGCCCTTTTGTGACGTTGCGTATGATAATCCTACAGAAGCCGTCACAACCTTTCTGAAAATTTCAGATAGTCTCGCTGGCGGGCGGATAAAGCCCGAGCAACGATTTCAGGCGGAAGCACAACTTTATACAGTGTTTGATGAACAAACAGATTATGGTGTATATGTTGAGTGCCCGCCTTTTCGCATTATGATAATGGATTGCGATGAATGTAAGTCCGCCCTACTGAATTGAGATATGTTGAGGGAAATACTAATTAAGGGTTGCGCTCCTACCGACAAGTGTAAATGTCCTTGTCACGGCAACGCCCATTACAAGCACATTGCGGCCTGTTGCTGTAGCCATAGGTATAAGCGCAATTGCCCAATATGCCAAAGGAATCAAAATGCCTACGCCGGAATCCCACGTTCATAATTGGGTCGGTGGCTGGACATATAACGGCAAGGTTTATCGTGACTGTTATGGTTGCGGAAGTATTCTTAGGCCCAATGGAACCATTGGTAGACCTAAGTATATAGACAGAGATTATTACAGGAGTATGTATGCCCGTTGGGTTGAGCGTCGTCAAGGATGACGACGGAATAGTTTGGATTGATAGCAAGACCCTCGTTGCATCGTTTCGAGAGGTTGAGGAAGCCTTAAATAAATTCACTACCGGCCAGCAACTAGACGCATTTGGTAGCATCGGTGAGTGGTTTAAAGTTCTCGTTGACGATTTGGAATCGTCCCTAAATGGAACGCCGGAAGAGGATGATGACGTTGTGGTGGAGTAAAACTGAGCCACGCCCGCCAAGGAAGGCTTATTATCCTTGGGGACCATTTGATGACGCTGTAGTCAAGCGCATCGAAGATGCTTTGATGAATGACCTATTTCTCTATGAGAATCGAAAAGTTTTGTCAGAGTACGATATCACCGTTAAGTTTGATAAATGGGGCGCAACGCTCCATGTGAAGCGTCCGCCATATCTTGTGGTTCCAGAAATTGTACCAGTTGACGGACCACCCGCAGATGTGGTAGAATAGAGCGTAGCACAAATCTTTACCTACGGTAAGTATTGTGCTAACATTCCCTTGTGGTCTAATTGGTAGGACAACAGACTTTGAATCTGTCCGGTTTAGGTTCGAATCCTAACGAGGGAGCGTGTGTTTAATTGAAGCGTGTGACAATTACGAGCCTGACATTTGGCAGGCCGAGCGTGAGGGTGTCCTGTGTACCGGAATGGGCTGGGAGCCGAATTGCATAAATTGTGGGGAAAAACGATGGCTCCACCCGAGAAAAAAGGATGAGAATGTCAACGTTTGATGAACTCAACAAGGTTATTCCGTATGTCAAGACTGGCGACATTCATTCCCAAGTTCTAGAAGTCTACGACGACGTTCGCATTAAGCAGCCAGGACGCCACGCTTTCGAAACCCGCCCACAAGGCGGGGATTTTGTTGTTGAAGTCAATTGTGATAATGCCGGATGGGCCTGGAAGAAATTCACCCATGAGGATATTTTCTATGACCTCGATACTAAAGTGGCAGCAGATGAAAACTACATGCAAACCATCTTCGCCCCGGCTCTTGCTAGAGTTGTTGTTGAGGGAAGCGACCCCCTAGACGCGCTCAGCACCGGAGCCGTACTCGACGGCCTTAAAGTTTATTCTATGTTACGTGCTTCTCAGGTACTTGCCGTAGCCGAGCATAGGCGCTATGCTAGGTTCGAAGCGCGTGGTGGAGGGCGTTTTCTGCCCGCACGATTCGCTCTAGGAATTATTTTCAAGCATTGGACGGGCGCAGATGCCGCAGCGATGCAGAAAACCGGCAGCAACGGTTTGCAAATCTTAGAAAAGAGATTTGGCACACCGCCACTATTGAAGGATTTAGTATGAGTGATGAGCAAGTCCTCTTGGACATTGCCACGACAGAGTTTTGGGTTAAAATGTTGCGACACGTTTCTGAGTGTCCACTTCCGGGGGAGGAAGATGTATTCCCTGAGTTGACCAAAGCCTACCGTGCAGGATTTGAGGGGGCCGCACAAGCAATCGAAACCGTTCTTGACCAGTACAAATTAGGATTGGAAACTACTGATGAAGCATCCGATACCAAGCCGGACTAGACTTGCTGACGGCTATTTAGATTTTATGGGCGAAGCCTTTGACGAGGGTTTTATTGGCGTACCTATTGCTGCATATGTCATCGCAATTATTGTAGGATTGTGTGGCATTGGTCAATTCCCTCTGGCCGCAATTCTAGCCTGTACTCTTGCCTGGGTGCCGTGGGTCGTATTTACAATTACAATGGTTTGTATGGAGAGTGGCCGAGAGAAAGAATTCAACAAGAAAATTAGTGAATCCTACAACAAGTCTCAATTGTGTTCTGATGCCGCGCGTGATACGGCTGAACAAATCGTTAAAGAAATTGTTCGTATTTCTAATCGCAAAGCGCCGGATGACATTAAGCACTCCACCATCAATAAGCGCATTAAGTCTCTTGATGCTCTAGTTGATGCTGATAACAGGCTTCATGCGGAATTGGCCCGTCAGTCAATTGATGACGACGGCCTCGACCATGTAACCTCCGTCATTCAATCAATTAATGAAACTACGAAGGAACTGGTTGCTAGGAGAACACAGTGAAGCACCCGATTTCACGTCGTCAGCGAGCCTACGAAGCCTATGGTAACTTTTGGTTTGGCGAACAGAGCGACGGCGATGCGTTTTTCTTTGTAGGAGTTTCCTTAATTGCTAGCATCATTGTTGGCCTATGTACAATTGGCACTTGGCCAGTTTGGGCTAATCTTTTGGCCACTCTCGCCCCTATTACTTTCGTAGTTCTATCAATTGGTGCCGGGTTTGTTTGTGTTAAAGACAAGGATTTGTGGGAGTGGCACTCTTCCATTGACAAGGCTTGGAAGATAGCGGAGGGTTGTTCTGATACTTCTCGGGACACCGCCTACGAAGCCGTTAACGAAATTGTGCGAATAGCCCGACGCAACGCCTCTAATGAAATTAAGAGTGAACACATTACGAAGCATCTAAAGACACTTGAAGAATTGCAGCAAGTAGATATTAACTTGCAAAATGAGTTGGCGCGGGAGTCTATGAATGACTTGACTATCCAGACCATGCGTAATACAATCAATGCTATCGAGTCCGCACGACAAGACCTAGTTGCTAGGAGAGCATAATGGGGCATCCTGTACCGCTCGCAAGGCGAGCGCAAGCCAAAGTTTGTACATGGGATTGGGAACTACCTGTAATAATACTGACTGTGCTATATGGATTTGGTGCGGTTATGGGTATTATTGGTGCGCTCAGTCATTTTAGTAGCGACCCGATGCCTTGGCTTGCAGTTATTATTTGCTTGACGTGGGCCTTGCCGTTCTATGCAATTGGCTTCGGCACTAAGTTCAATTACAAAAAAGGAACTCCGCTTTTGGCATATGCCTGGGAGTTGGATGACGCTTACAAAATTGCCTGCGGCCTCAGCGACCTATCAAGGGATGCGGGGATGCGCTGTGTGACTGATATGAAGCGATTGGTACAACGTTCTGGCAGCGGTTCATGGAAGTCCGACCAACTGCGTGAATACCGTTACGCACTAACCCGTTTGCAAACTGAGGATACTGCGATGCAGACAGAGATTGCAAAGCAAACTTTGAACAACGATGGACTTCGAGATTTGGAACAAACTATAGAAGCCCTAAGACAAGCGCGGGGTGAAATGAGTGAAAATAGGGGACTTCTTCACAGTTGATAAAGAGTGGCTAGAGAGCCTTGACTATTCCGATAAGGAAATGGTTATGCTTAGGGCCAAACTTGACGCCCGGTCGTATTTGCTTAGATTATCGGTGGCTTTGAACACCGGCCTATTGGCAGGCTTAATTGTCAACATTGTAGTACATTTAATTTGAGGTATCATGTGTGAAATGAGGCGCTATAGTCGTGGTGGACCAGGGCTAGAAATGGCGTCACCCGGCTCCTACTATTCGTTTAACACGACTGGTGGTGGGTCAGCGATGCCAACTAAGCCAGAGAAGCCTTCATTGTTAGGGCCGGATGGAAAACCTATCGAGCCCGCGCAAGTACCATTTGGATTTACCAATGAGAACTAAACTTGTAAGAGATAAGATACCCGGCCTTTGGGATGACGCAGGCCGACCATATACATTGGTCCAACTTAGCGAACTAGACGACCAACGATTGAGAGAAATCCTCGGTGCCAAAGTCACAGAAGAATCCAGAGAAGTTGCCGATGCCCTTCTGGAAAGAGACTTGGAGCATCTTTTGGAGGAATTGGTTGATTTATATGATGTGCTCAGAGTTGTTCGTCGGCGTCTTAATATTACTCAAGAAATGATGGATGACGCGGAACATCAAAAGAATTCGGCCAAGGGTGGATTTACAAAAGGCTACGTGGTGACTCATGGCTAATGTAGCGAAGCGTGCGAGTGAACTACTGGCAGAAGTAAATCACACTTGGAAACTATCAGATGGTGACGCCCTGCCTACAGAGAGTGATGTTCAAACAATCCTTGACAAAGCCAAGGGCGACCTGTATGATAAAGGGGATTGGTCAACGCTCGCAGTCGGCGGGCTGATGGTTGTCAGAGTTGGCAACCACTACGATGTTTATGTTCGAATAGGAGAACTAGATGACGACTCCAATAACTGACTTTAAGAGTGTGGACAGCACCGCTATTCGCACCGTTTACTACGACGCTGACACGTCCAATTTGTACGTGCGCTTCCACAGTAATCAGGTTGCAGGATATACTGGTTGCAGCCAGGCTCTTTTCAACGAGTTTAAGAACGCTCCGAGCGCTGGTAGTTTTTACGCAGCACATATCAAGCCCGTTCTGCGTGGCGTTGATACAAGTGGCTTCGAACCTCGTTTGCGTGAGGTTAAGGCTACGCCTGAGCCTAAGGTCGATGCTGTTCAATTAGCAGTTCCAGCCGACCAGCAGTATGAAGTAGTTTATCAAACTGTTGAGACTTCGGTTGTTAGTGCCTCATCATTTGATGAGGCAGCCGAACGTGTCAAGGACGGTAGTGATACAATTAAGATTCTTGCTGTCAGGCTTGCGTAATGTATGACGTTCACGACGCGGCTGCGGTATTTGTCTTAGAGAACTATCTAAGGCAAACTTCAATTATGTATCCGGCAGTCACCGCACAAACACTGTTAGATGAACTAACAGAGGCCGGACTCGTTGTAGTCCGTGCAGATGAATTGGAGGAAATAAATGGCTAATTTTGATGATGATTTTTTCAATAACTTCGACGCTAACTTTGGCAAGGTGACGAAGCGAGCAGGTTGGGTTGTGTTTTTGCTTGGACTTCTCCAATTTGTGCTTGTTGCAGGCACACTTTCCTTCCTCGGTTGGGTTGCTTACGTACTTTTGGTTCACTTCGGAATTGTCTAATGCAAATCGAGCGCGAGTATAATTCCGGGCTCGTCATTCCATTTGAAACGACCGTGTGTCCATGCGGAAGCCAATTCTTTAATGTACAAGTGATGTTTGACCACGATACCAAAGAGCCTTCGTTCTTTTTGTCAGATATGGAATGCTCGCTCTGCGGCGCAGCCGCTCAACTTCCGATTCCAGAGAAGGATAATTATGTCTAACCATGACCACGTATGGCGGGTATTGCGCTGTAAGCGATTTTATCAGTATGACACTTGGTATGGCGAATGCCATTACTGGACTTACGTCTATAAGAGTTGTATGGTGCCTGGCTGTACTGAAACTGAGCGTGAACGTAAAGTAGGCTATTGGTACGATTCCGATTTCGTTCCACCAAAGGATACTGATGTACAAGATTAAAGGTTTCTTCGGCCCGCACGAATATCTGAGCAATTTCTATGTGGCTCCGATGGCTGGCCGAACATTAACCTATAATACCAATGAGAATTTCTATCAGGCCGGAAAGGTTTGGTTCTCTGACGAGCCCGATTGGGAATTGCACCAGGCTATTGCGCTTGCGGCTACGCCCAACGAGGCAAAGAAATTGGGCCGGAGGGTTCAAATGAGTCCACCCCGACGCAAAGCATGGGACGACGTTGGTAGAATTAGTTTTATGCGGGCTGGCTTGCTGACCAAATTCGACCAGCACCCCGACCTTAAAGAAAAACTTATCAAGACTTCACCATGGCACCTAGAAGAAACTAACAGTTGGGGTGACCATTTTTGGGGAGTTGACGGTTACGGCCAAAATGTGCTAGGCTGTATGCTAATGGAACTTAGAGGTTTCTATATTTACGGAGCGTAAAATGTTTGACAGTTGTGATAAGTGCGGAAGCGATACTCATAATGCATGGGCACATGAGGAAATTGAGCGTCGGGTCCGTTCGCATATCGCAGACAACCTCCGTAGCATTTCTCGGGCGGATTCGCTCGACCAAATGATGATAATTCATTTTATCGCAGACGGAATAGAGAACTATGAATACTAGAAGGACTGGCTGGAAGCGATGGAGCATAGGCTCTTACTTCTCAGTTTATAAAGATGGTGAGTTGTATTTAGAACGCCGCCGTCTTATTCAGACTCCCGTCTTTGGAGTCTATTTGCATCATATCGCCATGGAAGATAAGGACCGTGACCTTCACGACCATCCTTGGACATTTGGTACGCTGATTCTTAAAGGTGGTTACACAGAGTCATACCGTCCAGAGGCAGATAAGTTTGGGACTGAGCAGCACCGAGTTTGGAAGCGCTGGTCATATCACCGGATGCCACTTCGGGCAGCCCACAAGATTGAAACTTTAAAAGAGAATACCTACACGCTGGTATTTACTGGACCCCGCCGTAAAGATTGGGGCTTCCACACTCCTGCGGGCTACGTTCGTTGGCAAGATTATCTTGTATCCTATGGTTCTCTTGACAAGGCACCCGTCACTACGGTAAGATAGCCCTACACACAACGACGGAAGGAAGCACATGCTTATCACCAAGCCTAAGGCACTCGCTCTCTTGGAGCAGATTGTCAATGAGTACGGCGCAGACCACATTTCTGACCGCTGCACCTATACGCTGTGGGACTCAAATAAATTTGAGTATACCCGCACCCCCAACTGCATCGTTGGCCAGGTGCTTGCAAAGGTTGACCCTGCCATTATCGACCGTATCGTTGAGGATAAAGAGCAGAGTCGTGGTGCCGACAATGTTTTGACTGACAAGGCTTATGTCGGTGACGTTAGGTTTTCCGCGCCTGCTGTCAAGGTTCTGAACGTTGCGCAAATTTTGCAGGACGGTCGGGGTTGGGACGGCGAGTTTGGTGGCAGTTCTGACAACATGCCATGGGGTCAGGTTTTGGAAAACGTCAAGAAACTTTAGGAGGCGCAATGTTCGAGAAACTGACGGACGCCATTGAACTTGCGACGTTTGCTCACAAGTATCAGGTTGACAAATCTGGCTTCCCGTACATTGAGCATCCGCTTCGTGTAATGCGTGCTGTGCAGGCTCATGGAGCCCCGCCATTTGTGCAGATTGCAGCCGTGCTACATGACGTGTCAGAGGATACACCATTTAGCCCTACGGTTCTTACAACTTTAGGTTTCTCTGAGCCAGTGACGTTACTGGTCAGCAAACTCTCTCGTAAGTTTTACGGAGTGCCCGGAAGTAAAAAGTCCGATGATGAGTATTACGGCATCATTCGTGACGACCAGTGGGCCAAACTCATTAAGAACTGCGATATGGATGACAACACGCTTCCGTGGAGGCTGTCATATTTCAGTGACGAAAAACAACAACTATTTATTGCCAAATACGAAAAGGGACGGGCGGCTATCAATGCTTAAGGAAGCAGCACAGGGAATTGGAATTGCACTTGGCATCATTCTACTGATTGCGGGCTTTGTATTTGGTGTATCTGCTCTCGTAGGAGTGAGTAGCGACCATACGTATCCAGTCCAACGTGTCTACAAGGTCAATAGCGAGTGCTATTACGTTTCCACCTACACCGCACATGAGCATGGCTTTATGTGGTGGGAGATTCGTAAGGAAAATCTTAAAACAGGCATTTATTGTGAACGCACCGCGAGTGATATTTTGCGGGATAGTGTGACTGTCCGATGAGAAGGTATTTTGAATATATGGCAGCAATGGTTGTTACTTTGCTGCTAACAGCACTCATCGTCACTCCCATCATTCTTACTTTGTTGTTCTGTCCGCTATGGATTGGCGTTGTAACAGCCGTGTTCATTTTCGTAGTTGTCGTTCCCGCCGTGTACCTATTTGTAGATTGGCTTTAATATGTGGCCATTTAAATCTAAGCCTAAGCATGATTGGTATGTTGTGCGTGTCGTACGAGGCTACGGACTTTTTCATACGACCGCCAGCGAAATCTATTGGCGTTGTCGCTCTTGCCCAAAGACCCAAATGGAAAATCGTGAGGGCCATTGGTACGAGAGTGATTTTCAATGATTAAGCATTTCTGTGACCGCTGTGGTTGCGACCTTGAAAACAAGGAAACTTACGATGTGCGAGTTATTACCAGTCGTGTAGGCTCAGAAGAGAATTATGAATTGTGTCTAGTCGATAAGGCGGAATTGCGTGACTGGATTACAAATAAGTGATTCATCGAGTCAAGCCTAATGGCGTGACCATGTGTAATAAAACTACGACTGAGCCATTGACTCGTCTGACACAGGTACGCTATAGTGAACTTTGTCCACGTTGCCTGCTGGCAACCATTAGAAGATGTAGGGAGATACGTAATGAGCGTAACTAAGTATGACAACTACAGTCTCGAAAAGCACGGTGGCTCGCCCACCGCAGGCGTCGTGGCTGCCGGTGTGAGTTTGCCTGTTGTTTGGGTATTGCTTCACCTGCTGTTTGCTCTGTCGTTCTTGCTCTACCCGGCTGCTGCCGTTGGCGCAGGCGTGTGGGCATATCGCAGGTTTAAGTAAGACTATTGACCCGCGCTTGGTAACCTGCTAGACTGTGGGTACACAACGAGCGGGAGGTAAAATGGACCAGCATGGGAATAAGGTCGCCCGAGAGGGTTGCGACCGCTGCTTCTGCGGCTGCAAGTATTGGGAAAAAGACCGCTGTGTCGATTGCAACACTCACATTTCGGAGGTTAAGGATACTAATGAACATCAAAGAGGCGCTTGATACGCTGCCCGGTACGTCACAAGAGATTGCTGAATTTCTTCGTGAGCGTGGATTTACTTCCTGCAAGCACGGCGACAGCAATTGTCCGATTGCAGAGTACGTCAGTAGCCTGACTGGCTATCCCGTTTCGGTTGTTTCTTACAACACAGTGACTATTGACTACGGAGCAACCCGCGAAATCAAAGAGCGAGTTGACAATCCTTTCGCTGTTCGTAGTTTCGTCGTTGCCTTTGACAATGGCGAGTTCCCGTTCTTGGAGGAAAACAATGGCTGACTTTGAAGTTCTCAAAAACAGCAAGCATATCGCTATTTATCGTGGCGATGGTAACGGCTGGAACCGTCAATTCATGGCTGACAATACCGCCATTGGCGCGGTTGTGTTCAGCATCACTCGTCGTGTAGTTGAGGCTCTTGGCCTTGAAATTCACAACGTTGACCGCCATTGGGATTTCCCTGAGGTTCTGAGTGGTAACACGATGAAGAATCTTCGAACCACCGCCGAATATCAAGGGCGGGGCAGGAGTTAAAATGAAGTATGTTCTCCTCGTCGCTGCTGTCATTCTATTTGTTATTTTGACTATAGCCAATGTGATGATGTATGTCACGACAGAAAACGTTATTGAATTGCTCTTTGATATTCTAGCCAGCGTCGTCGGCGTGGTTCTCGCTTGCGCTGTCATCGCCTTATTTAAGGAGTATTGGAATGGTTGAGATTCCGCTTAAGCGTAAACATCGTGTCTACAAGCCCACCAAGAATAACGGTGTGCATGGTGACCACAACAACAACGCAAAGCACAAGATTGCCGGACCTAAGACGTACCGTTACGGCTCTCGTGTTATGCTGGTTGACGGTCTGACTGGCCACGCTAAGATGGTCTACGATTGGGAACTAAATGAAACTACTTAAAGCCTTTGGAAAGGCCGTTGCTAGCCTGGTCGCAATAGCGGTCGGCTTGGGAGTTATTTGGCTGCTGGCTGTCTGGCCTGCCCTCATTTGGCAGTCAGGTTGGCAGTTTGGTGTGGCCATCGGCTGCTGGCTAGGATTTCTCATCCTCTGCCTCGCCACCTATTTGTGGTATGAGTGGGACGAGGAACACGAATCGGAAAACGAATTTACTGGCGAATCCCAGGATTGATTTCAAATCATGTTTTTTAGGAGGGCACGATGGATTGGCATTTGATAATCCTTTACATCGTGTCCTCCATTTTCATATTCGGGGGCAAGGAATACTGGCGCTATCTCAGTCAGCCCAAGAAAATCGCTGACCCGAAGCGCACCCACGAACTAGAGCATGAGAACGATATTGTCCCGACAGAGAAGCGCCACGATTGTAAGATTTGTAATCCTAACTACAAGCCAACGGGCAAAGGTAATTGTAAATACTGGCCTCGCTGCACCTGTAATCCAAATCATCCCGGTCGTGGACAAATTCATGTTCACAATAGCCCTGAGCCTAAGGTTACGACCAGCATACCAAAGCCTCCACCACCGTCTAAGTGTGCGCCTCGCGTGCCGTCCTACATGATGGTGCCAGACAAATCAAATCCCCTGGTGGCTAGTGTCTACTCAGCCGAGTCTGATATGCCGCTCAGGACGTTTGACAAACCTTCATTTAAGGCTCTCGCTGTCATTCAAAAAGGTAAGGTTCGGTACCACTCAGACTTAAATCATGTTTCGGCGGAAGAGGGAGATTGCTACCTAGTCCTTGACGGCGAAATGTATATGGTCTATACTGAGGATGGTTGGCGATACTTAGCCACCGAGCAGAAGCCTATACAGGTGAAGATGCCTCCGCGTGGAGCGGGAGATTGGGGACCGATGTAATGCTAGATGACGACATAATTCTGGAAATTCTAGAGCCACTGATTCTGGAAGCCGAGAGCATGGACGGCGATATGAAGGTGGATTTCGTGAACAAGATTCGGGATTTCGTTTACTTCGGCAATCCCAATTCCTAAATAAAATCATGTTTTCGAATTAAAATCATGTTATTTATCAGGTTCCTATACAGGTGGCAATGCTTCACCAGCGAGTATCCCGGCACGCTAGCGTGCCTTGTGGGTGACCCTGAATGGCTCATGGAAAATCAGGAGACAGACGCAGGGCAGCAGCAATTGTGCTACTACTACCAATTAAATAGAAAGCGCGGGGACGTAAATCATTTAGACGACCCTCGTAATGCAGATGTGGATTATATTACCAGGGACGATTACGTAAAAGGGCGGCGGGTGACAAATGTTCCATTTCGACCAGGCATATTGTAGACGACTAATCGAAGATATGGAATTTTGGGAGAACGATATCAAATTCTGGCGGGCGGAACAGGGAGCATTTGCCCTCGAAATGCAGGCGGAACGAGCACTAACCGACGCTTGCAGAAAATGGGCGGAACAGTACGAAGGAATGCTCAAAGACAGTAAACTAGTATACAGTATCAAAGAACAACAGGCTATAGAAAAGGCTGCTGAGGGTGGAGATTACTTCGGATTTGACCCGACCACAGGCGAAAAAAGACTAAAGTAAACCCCCAATAAACACTAACGTTACAGTATATGGTGGTACAGTGTGTAGTGGCGCATATACAAATTATCGTAAATAGACCTCTTAAATTGTACAAATTGTACAGTCATCCCCGAAATCACTGTACAAAACGTTCGTAAAGTGGCATTTTTTGGCTTCAAATCGTTCAAAACATGGTCAGAATGGCTCAAAATGACTAATTTTTGAATCATTTTTAGTTCTTTTTAGGCTGTTTTTGGGCGGAAGCCCAAATGGGAGGCTCATAAGGTATAGTATCTTATAACTAGGGAGGAGAATCACTTCAATCCCGCCCAACTTCATACGTAAAACTCTATTAACATGCGAAAAACTAAAAAATGTGGACGTAATGTCCACAAATTTGCAAATCGCCTACGTAAATAGGGTATTAAATGTCCAATTTGTCCAATAGGGATAGATTGTTAGTTTATGTCGGCCCCGGGGGAGTTATCCACAGGCCCGCGAAGCCTGTGGATTTCCCCGAGAGTGTTGGAGGCGTGACCGGTCAGTACGCCATTACTCCACTCACTCTCACCTAGTCAGGGACAGGTGTGTAACATGAGGTCGGATACCGGATGCAGCGTTTGGTATTGGTAGCCAGAGCGGTTTACTCAATGCCACAACATTTAGCGCCCTAGGAACGCGAAGAGGTTGGGAATTGACATTGACCGAGTACGCTAACCGCACAGGGACGGCTCACCTAGAGCCTTATCAGCCAAGAACCTGTATGAAAACTAGGAGTCTATTTAATTGTTGAGTGGGTGGCCGCTTGCGGCTTTGCTTAGCCCCTTGCCCGACGACTGATAGGGGCACCACCTTGTCAAGCCTGAGGTGTCGCCCTCACCTTACCAGGCTTGAAGTTGAAGTTCGTCGCGCCATGCAACTTGCCGTCGCTGTGACGAACCGCAGTTTTGATGAGAACACCTTGACGAGTGTTCCAAACCTCGATACGCTTAGTGATTCCAGAGGGGCGATGAGCCATGATATTTCCTTTCGTTTGGCTGGTATGTTTAATAGTATAGAGGTCGAGAGCCTGATTGTCAAGCAATTTCTATAGTCATTTTTAGTCATTCCCCGGGGGCGTCACGCTAAGTGACGCCCCCTAACTGTTAGTCAAGGGGAGGTGGCCATTCTCCATATTCGTCAGTTAACAATTCCCGAATGCGGGACGCTAATCTTAGAGCCTGGTCGTTAATTGGATTATAGATTTTCCCATCACGTTCTGACAGGATATGCACCACGCCTACAAACGCAGCCATTACGTCATTCAAGCGCGACGGGTGGTCATTGGCTAATGCTAATCCAAAGACGGTAGGAACAAAGGATTTGTTATTGACTGCCTCCGCTAATACTTGAGCAGCCTTATATTCGTCTGTGGTCATGGTTATATTCTACCCGCCCGCGCTCAGGCTGTCAATATCGAATGGCCCAGCATGACCAGCGTTAGACAAATCAACAATGCACCGACGATAAGAATTGCAAGGACCGTTCCGAATATCCCTAAGGTAACGAATTTCATTTCAGGCTCCAAACCAGCATAGGCCCCCGAAGGGGCCTATGCTTATTAAGTTGTGATTACCAGTCCATGACCGTTTCGAAGTCATCCGACAATGCCATTTCGGCAGGGATTTCGGCCTCTTGCAAATCAAAGGCCAAACGGTCCCCGATTTGTGATAGGCGGTCAGTCACATTGTCGGCATTTTCGTCAGGAACATTGACGGTTAGGACGAGGCGCATGACATATCCTTTCGATAGGGGATGCCAGTCTACACTAGACCAGAGTCCCCGTCAAGGGCTGTGAAGCCCTTAGGCGGAATTGGCGTTTGGTGAGAGCAGCGTACGGTTGACTTAACACACACCTGGCATGTATCATAGACCAGGCGAATGTTACCACTCACCGCAACGAAGTTTTTGTTTCGCTGCGGGCGAGTGATAGGGTCAGACGCTACTACCGTTGGCCGACTCGGTGTCGGCCTCGGTGCTTTTGGGACGGACGTCGCCACCTTCTGCACCTTAGGAGTCTTGCCGTTCTCATCGAGATAACCGGCAGCCTTAGCAGCCTCAATCATCTCAGCAGAGAAGCGACCACGCTCTCCGACAGTGAAGCCCTGCGAACGCAGGTAGTCCCGCACATTCAGAGTGTCAGACATTTGTTACCTTTCTACTTGACCAGCGCGGCGATGCTCGCCACGGTGGCAGGGGACAGACGGCCACGCTTGCCGACCTCGACGCCAACAAGCGCCGCGACCTGACGAGCCGTCTTAGGGTGCGCTGCGAGGAACGCAACGATGACGGGACGGCCAAGCCGTCCACGCTTGCCAGTGGTGATACCCTGGCCCTCGGCCCACGTACGGACCTCGGTGAGATTCAGCATTGGAGTCTCCCAACTCTCGACGTTTTTTGCTGTTGGTTTAATTGTAGCCGAATTTCGGCGGGGTGTCAAGGAAATTGTCTCAATTCTTTTAGCCAAATCCAAATCAAAAATCACCTGACAGTCACCGAACTCAACAGACTTCTTATTGACTTCATAGATAGCGATAACGAATCCAAGTTCGGCCAGCATATCATGGAAGCCCTCGAACCATACATTCAATGATTCCAAACTTGCGAAACCACAATGCATGTTCTCACCAAAGTAACCGATACCATCATTCCACGGAGTAGGATGATTGTCAATGTCGTCACTGTGGTCATATTCCATCTCGAACATAGATTCACGTTGTTCGTATGTCCAAGAGGCAGGCCAATTTGACGAAATGTAAGGGCCACAGTGGGTACGAGAGTGCTCGACTCGATAAATCCGCATAGGGAGATTTTACATGGAAATACGGGGCCAGTCAATAGTTCTTTTTGACTAGGCCCCGGGGGCGTCAAGCCCCCTTGACGCAATCGTCAGGAGGGCTTGACGTTAGGGTCAGACCTTGACCTCAGCCCCCTTGTCCTTTGCGAACGAGAGGACCGCGCTGCGAATACGCGACTTCTCAGCGTTGATGACCGGGTTGAAACCGGACGCAGCCTCGAACGTGCTGGTCGGGTCGCCACCACGCGGGTTACGGTACCAGTCCAGACGCTCAGTCAGAGCGTTGAGGCCAGCCCAGGCGGTGCCTGCGATGTTCTCAGTCGTGTTCGGTGCCTTGTACTCAGACACGTTACCGACAAAGATATCGGTCAGGAGGTCGATTTTCTTCTCCCAACGAGTGTAGGCACCCTTCGACTCAGCCTCAGGCTCAGGGTAGAGCGATGACACGATGTCGAAGAATTCGCCATTGGTCATGGCGACCTTGTACAGAGCCTCAGCCTCAGCCTCGAACGCATCGGCATACTTGTATGCCAGCGTCAGAGCCTCGCGAGCGACCGCGATACGACCCTCAACCTTCTGAGTGTGGCGCATCTTGAAACTCTGCTTGACGCCACGAAGCGCCATGTTCAGAGTGTTCTGGCACACGACACGCACGGGAGTCGTGGACGCCTGAACGCCGACCGTCCCATCGTGTGACGTGTTGACGAGCAGGTAGAGGTTGACAGCATCGACGCCACCAATGGTGATGTCACGCGGGAGCGCGAGCGAGCCGAACACGACTCGACCGTCACGGATGCTACCCGCAGTCTCCCACTGACCGCCACCATCAAGCAGCGCGTCACCGAAGCCGAACAAATCTTCGTTCTGCACTACCTCGTAGCGACCACCGACGACAGCGAGCACGTCACGCTGACCGGCCTCAAACGGGTTGTCACGGATGACCTTGAACGACGGGGTAACCCAAACCTCGCCATCTTCGACGGGAATGTCGGCAAGCCGAACGTCCCACTTGTCAAGGTGCGCGAGTTCCAGCATCTTGCTGGTGTCCACCTTGTCATCCTTGTCGAACACGGTGCCAAGTCCGTGCCACGCAGGCTCCTGACGTGACGCGAACGCCACCTGACCCTTGGAACCGATTTCGAGTCCGTGCATGTTGACCTCCTAGGTCGTTTCGTTGTTAAGTATGAGTATAGCGTAGAGGGCCGACAGATTCAAGACTTGTGACGTATGAATATATATTCGTATTCTATGCGGGGGGCTGCATAATTATGCAGCCCCCGGGGCTAGTCCTTTCGGACTAGCGCTTTTTGATAGCGAATCGCACGTCAGCCTTTCCACGCACGCACAAATCACAATTGACACACGCACCTGCGTTAGTGTCGATAAGCGGAATTGCCTTGATATTCTCCGGGCATTTTGCGCCCGGACGTGTACGCCATTCTGCCATAATATCGGCAGCGTCGGCAGCAGTCTCGCCTAGTGTTGCAAGGCGGATATCGGGATAATCACGAATAACGTCACTAACAAGACCGCGATTATCAACATCAACGCTAAGGTAGACACTAAGATTGTCAATGTTAGCAATTGTCGGAATGACATTCAATTCCTCCGTGAATGAACGAGTGTAAACCCAAAATTGAACGTCGGGATAAGCCTTAATGACCATGGCCCACGCAGTAGCATATTGCTGACTAAAGAAATCCCCGTCCGCATGAATACGAAAGAGTTTAGGCGCATTACGCTTCTCACACTCGCGCACGAATTCGGCAATCATATTGTCCAGCAGCGTAAGCATATTGCCGGAATTGATTGTCTCCCAATTGTGCATTACGACGGCCTTAAAGCCTTTATAGACTTTCTCCAACCTGCCCGCATAACAGATTTTCTCACAGAATGGAGTAGCGCCCGAACACGAAAAGGCGCGACCGGCGGGTAGGGAAAATGCATTAGCAATTACCGATTGAGTACCTGCCTTATTCGAGAGGTTAGCGGTTTTACGGTCCTGAGTACGTTTCAAAGTCATGGCACGATTCTACTCTCATTCGTAGGGGTAGTCAAGTAACAGTTTTGTATCGAACAGATTTTCGATTTCCCCCGGGGGCATGGCCCTTTCGGGCCAGCCCGTCTAGTTAGAACGGAGCCTTTGTCTGCTCACGACGCAGGCGATAGGCACAAGCGACAGCCTCGCCCCAAGTGCGGCCTGCATCCTGACAAGACTGAGCCTCACCGAGAACAGCCTTGCAGTCAGACGAGAGCACGACACCAACCCGCGCAAGGTTCGCCGTCACAGTCTCAGTAACCGAATTGAGCGAACAACCGTTGGTCGTTCCGCAAGATTCGAGGTCACCACGACCGAATACGGTCACAATGTCGATGCCAAGGTGGTCAAGCGCAACGCCGACGATGCAACGCGGCTCGCCGTCGAGCACGTACTGACACGCGCTGTCCATGCGATAGTCGAAACCACGCTGGTCAGCAGCCCAATGGAGAGCGTCGAGAGCGTCATCGGCTTCGAGAACGGCGGGGTAGTTGAACATGGTTCCTCTTTCTGTAGTGGTTGGCGACTAAGTACATATTACAGTATGAGAGGCTGCGTGTCCAGCAAATTCATATAGTTCTTTTTGACTATTTCCCCCGGGGCGCTACTCTCCGTGATGGAGAGTAGCAGTCTGTTAGAAGGGCGGTTCGTCGCTGTCATATTGGTCACGCCAACCATATGACGGAGGCGTGTACGCAGGGGTAGGCGGTTGATACACCCGACGAGGCATGACCTCATCAATGGCGTTTTTGCATTCGAGCAAACCACTCGAAGCACCGGCCTTAGAAGCGGCCTCGCGCAACGCCTTGATGGCCTGAATCTTGCGGTCGCCATTAACGAACGCCTGAATCTCAGGGTCCACCTTGGAGAACGCGACCTTACCCTCATGGGTAGTGAGGTCGATGACACCCGGCTCAATGACAAACTGAGCGAGTTCGAGAGCCTTGGCCAGACTGATAGTCGGGGCCGAGAGATTGAGCGCGTGAAGGAATTCGAGGCGCTTGGACATTTGTTAATCCTGTTCTGTAGAGAGGTAGATGAGAGTGATGAGAGCGACTAGGAATATGAGAGCGATACCAAATCCCATTAGGACCACCGGTCATATTCTTCGACGGTGACAGGCTCAAAATTGACGTTACGGATGAGTTGGCGAGCCTGGTCGTCAGCATCTTCCTCGTTCTCGGCATCAGAAACGATAACCTCAAACACGACGCGATAGGTTTTCACTCGTATTCCTTCATGTGATTGCGCTTCTGCGCTGAACGGGTACGGTTACGCTTGGTACGTCGGTCATCGTGCGGAGGCTCAGGCCGGGAAATGTGCTTACGCTCATTGCCACGGACATATTCCTTCTGACGCTGTTCGCGACGGTTCTTGTTTGCCATGAGTAGAGTTTACCATCCCTCTGCATCAGAGTCAAGCATTTCATCACAGAAATTGTAGGAAGTCACAGGTTCATATTTCCAGATAGGTGCGACAGCCTGTGAAGCATCGAAGAGAACGTCACTCTCAGGAATGTCATACTCCAAAACTGCGAAGTTGCCACGCTCCCACCATGCATACATAAGGTCATTGTCACCCCAATATGCGTAGAATTGGTCCCAATTGAGGAATCCGAAGCAGTAGTCAGAAGAGTGGTCACCTGAGAAGCACATTTGAGAGCCATTGCATAGGCGCATGGCCGCGTGCTTGCAGGACATATCATCTTCGTTCAACGTAGAGTAACCGCCGTATGGCCCACAGTGAATCTTAGCCGGATTGCTACCGACCGTATCGGCCATTGTGAACGTATGACGCAAAGTAATAAACTGCATGACAGTCCTTTGTCCAGCCCGTAGGGTGACATCGCAGCCACCCTACGGGGGAGTCTATAGGGTTTCGATACCGGCGAGAACGTAGCCGCTACGCTCTGCCTCTGCGATTGCAGGCTGAACGTCTGCTACTTTGTAGACAGTGATTCCGAAGAAGTCACCATCGGACGGGCGGGTAAAGTCAAGGTCAATCATTTGCATAGGTATAACTTACACCTTGGGAGCCTGAAAGTCAAGAGGATTGAAGGACTATCTTTTACTAGTCATTTATGACTAGGCCCCCCGGGGCTGCTAGCAAATGCTAGCAGTCACCAAACAGAGCCGATTCCATGGCAGCATCCTCGTTGCCATAGTAGCCGTAGTCCTCATCGGTGCCGAAGCCAGCCGACGCGAGCGCGGAATCGCACTCAAAGCCGAAGTCGATATCCGGCTCGTCGTAGCAATCCTGCTCGTAGTACGAGTCGTCGCCGTAGGCGTCGTAGGGGTGGTATTCGTCCTCGTACATGATGTAACCTTTCGTTGTTGGTAAACCAACAATAGCCTAGATTCAAGCCTTTGTCAAGCATTTAATTATTCGAATTTGTGTTCGAAAAGCCCCCGGGGCGTCAACGTTAGTTGACGCCTGCTGCATTCAAGAATCGCTCACGGTCGAATCGTGAATTGTCAGCAGCGAGCATATCGGCAATCTCGTTTGCCATTTTGCCAATGCGCTCAGCGACGATAGGCGGTGTATGACCAGCGCGACCAGACTTTAGAATCTTGGCCAACTGCTCATAGTGCTTGCGACTCATTTAGTCCTCTTCATATTCAGAGTAGGTGATGATATGGGCGGGGTTAAGCCAAGTGCCATGACCGTCATTGGTTACCCACAATGGCGAACCCGTACGAACGGCGTCATGCACCTGCGATATCTTTTCGGCACGATAAACACGGGTCTTTGTGTTAATCCAAACCGCGCTCATGCCCAAGCACTCCACGACGGGATGCCGCTACCCTCATAACGGTCATCAATGGCAGCGTACGAGTCATAGTCTGCCTCGTCCGCCTCGTCATCGAAGTCATCTTCGATGTCCTCATCGACAAGTTCGTTGTCCTGAGGGCCGTCGAGAATGTCGAAGCCGTCAAGTTCATCTTCTGTGTATGTGTTCATGATTAGAGCGTACCCTTTCAGACGTTCGATGTCAAGCGTCGGACGGTGAGGTTTTGGTTACCATTGAAGGTACGAACCTGTATCTTTGAGAGAGGGTAATTTCCCGTCACAAAGAATCGGCCCGGGCAGCGTCCATCCTCTTCGATGCCGCGCACGCGGAAGCCCGAACCCGTGATTACGTCAGTGGCAATCAGGCCGGAAGCGGTAGTGTTTACAAACTCTGTTTCGTTCATGTTCTTATCATAGCCTATGGGGCCGACAAGATTGAGCAAATTAGCCTTACTCATAGGTGCTACTTCCCTACCTTGTGGACCATGTGACCACGGTAAAAACTCATGGTCATGTTCCGCTTGTTGAACGGGCAATGAGCAATGAACGAAAAGAGCCCGGTAGCCGTAGTGGGAACGATTTCCACTACAGAGTAGACAGGCACCTCGCCCTCAAGGATGAATTCGTCATTGACCTTGAGGTCATCGACGCGGACGAGTGTGAGAGTGGACTCTTGCAAACCTGTAACGTTGTTCATGCTTTAAATCTACAGTACCAAAGCCCAAATGTCAAGGGTTTGGAGTGACTAATTTCTTGTAGTCATTTATGACTACGGCCCCCCGGGGTGTTACTCAGAGTTACTAGTCAATCAACTCTGAGTAATGAAGCCCGACGACTTCCTCACCAAACTTGTTGATTTCCTGCAATTCGGCAACAAGTGTAGGATTTGGTTCAAGGTAGCATGTGAACATGCCATGGTCCGGGCCACCCATGCCATACATATTCAGGCCACCCGTGCCACATTTGCAACAGTAGTAGCCTTGATAAAGGCCGATTGTCCCATCGGACGTGATTCTCAAATGCTCAGCAGCCATTATGCATCCTTCAAAGTAGGCATCAACCAAAGACCATCAGCAAAAACAGCCTCAGTGAATTCCGGGGCCATTTCATGCATCAGAATACGCAGAGTGGCCATGGTGTCATGTTGAAAGCATTTCAGCAATTCCTCACGACGACGCTCAACGCTAACCGCTGCCAAAGTGGCCGGGTCCATAGTGGCCAAAGCGATAAACGTTGAATGCGTCCATTGGAAACCCTTAGTGACACGAAAGCGAATCGCACGCAGCGCACGCAGGCTATCCTCTGACAGACGGGTTTTGGCATCGCCAACAAAGCGCAGTTGACGAAGCATGATATCTGATTGTCCGCCATGCGGGTCAATCAGGCTACCATCAGCGGCCTTCGCAATTGCGTTGACAGTAAAGTCACGACGAGCCAAATCGTCTGCCAGAGTGCCTGGTGTAGTGAAATCAGGATGACGACCATCGCTAGACGGGCCATCCTTACGTGCGTGAACGAAATCCAAACCGCCCTTGTGGCCACGAAAGTTACCCACGGCGCGGATAACGCCGAATTCAGGCTTTGACTGCACGATACGCAGACCAGCCCGGAACAACATCGCTTCCATGTGAGCGAAAGAATCCGCGACCACTACAAAGTCAACGTCCTTAGACTTGACCCCGAGCAGTTCATCACGGACGCATCCGCCTACTTCAAACGCCTGTATTTCGTTCATGGTGTAACCTTACCATAGTCCTACGACAAAATCCAGTGTTTTCGAATTCGAATTTGTTTTCGATTTTCCCCGGGGGCGTCAAGATTTCTTGACGCAATCAATCCTCGTAGGCATTTGAACCCAAGGACGAGTCCACATAAGCATATCCAACGCCGTCATGGTCGCATCCATGCTGTCAACCGCTGCGATATCGAAGAATGCTGCCTGAGCATCGACGTTAATCGGGCGGGCGGTGGTGCAATGAATGGTAACCTGAAAGACGTTCATATCCCTATCCTACCATAGAGTGATGATTCTTTCCCAACAACCGGCAATCTTTTTGTCGTCATAGAACGGGTCATTGTGCGTGCCACGAATCTGATTCGCAACGTCCGGGCGGTGCTCCCATAGCACATTGAACAACGTTTGACCGGCACGCCAACGCGGATTCTCACGGTTGGCGATGACAACAGCGCGAGCAAACTGTACCTGAGTCATCACTTCCCCTTAGGTGCGAGTTTGGCCAGCGCGGTTGCCTGAGACTTCCGCTTGTTGGCATCGACCTGTGCCTGAGTCGGGTGACCGTAGGCCGCAGCCTTGCGGGCCTGGACCTTCTGAGACTCACGCGGAGAGACATACATGGCAGTACCTTTCGTTTGTAGGTTTGCTGCCGAACAAGTTTGCGTGTTCGGACGCTTCTATATTCAATTGTAGCACCTGCCTACGACAGTTTACCAAACGCTGTCGCGCACGGTCACGTTTTCACGCGACCAGCGGTGAGTGACGCGGTGCGCCACACCGACCGGGTGAGGCCGACCCTCCGTAGCGTTGGTGCAAATCCAACGAGAGTCGCCACGCGGACCCTCGCAGATGTGGTCGAAGGATGACCAGCGACCGTAGAGGAAAACGTCCATGCCCGGACGAAGGTCGTTTACGTTGATTTCTCTTTCGTTCATGGTTCTATTGTAGACCGGGGGTACGACAATTTCCATGGTTTTGAGGGTTGCTTTTAAGTCTTAAAATCCTTACCGAACAGATGTTCGATTTTCCCCCGGGGCAATTCGAACAAGCGTTCGAATTAATCGTTATCGTCGCAATCGTGGTCGCAAGCGATACGACCATTGACGCGCCTAGCGTCAGGGTCGCCACAATACGGACAAACCATTAGTTAGTCCCCCAATCGGACATATTGCGGACACACCGGGGGCAAACCGGCACGATGTACCTATCGGACATTTCCGACATAGGGAACGGGGGACACAGAGCGCCATAGGCGCATCGGACGAGTTCGTCCGTTTCGGGCATTTCAGGCATTACACTTTCCTTACAGGAGATACGAAGCAGCATCGGCAGGAGATTCTCCCGATGCCCAATAGGCGGTTATGTCGGACGAGTTGTCACGAACGGTGTCATAGGCGTCACTCTGAGTGAAACCCTCGCAGTCGATGAGATAATCAACGATTGCGTCTTTATATTGTTCGAGCATGGTCACACCTTGTCACAGTTGGGGCAGTAGACCTGCACACGACCGGGCGTGCGGACGATGACCTTTTCGCCCTTGCACTTGCCGCACTCGCGCGGGAGGGAGTTGAGATTGAGGTTGATTCGAACGTTACGCATTTTCTTACCTTTCGTTTTGCTGTTAGTACCATTGTAGCAGGGGGGTCCGACAGTTTCGGGGGTTTTTGGCCCCCGAGTGGGGGCCATCTTACAGATGGTTAGTTATGACTAGTTCCTCGAAGTCGTCATGCATTTCGCTCATGTACCATTCCCAATCTTCCTGAGTGGGGGTCCATTCGTCGGCGAGGTGGGGGGCGGACTCTGCGAGTGCGAGTGTCTGTGTCATGCTTCTATTATCGGCATGAGTGAGGGTCAAGTCAAGCGAAACTCGCGAAAAATTTTGAAAATCTGGACTCATGTGGGAGGAACACCGTATATGGGACATATAGGACAAAACGGACATTTCTATTAGAACGTATGTTCGAATACCCCTGGGGACCGATATATCGTGTTACGATATAACCCCTGGGGCCTAATGTATCGTGTTGCGATATGGTCGTGGTACGATATATCCCCAGGGGTGGAGCAGAAATATATCGTGTAACGATATACTACACACAGTTACATCGGGGTACGATACATTCGAGTGGGGAAGCAAAATTATATCGTGTTACGATATGTTGCATGTGCAATAGGTCGTCATACGATATATCACCCCCGGGGAATTTATATCGTGATACGATACAATCGCCCCCGGGGACACGAATATATCGTGATACGATATGTTCGAATACCCCCACTCTATTCGAACAGAATGACTACGTGGGGGATAGTCATTGGTGACTACTAGAATTTGGTCACGATGGGTCATGCATTTCCCCTGGGGAGCGCCGATACTGAATACATGACAACGACACGGGAAACACTCACCGACCGCCTCGCGAGCGTGCGAGCCGACTCGGCACAATTCAACAGGGCAACGAAAGACAACATCGGCGGCTCGCGCGGCGCTGCGCTCCGTGTGTTCCTGCACACCTACGCCGATGGCAAGTGCGCCGTGTGCGAGTCGGACACGACGCTAGAGCAGGGTAAGCGCAACTCGGCACAAATCGGACATATCATCCCGGCAACGGCGTTCGGCGTAGCGCGTGCGGGATTCGTTCCGGGCAACGTCGTCAACCTCTGCCGAGCCTGCAATGACTCAATCGGTGACACGGATATGTCAATGCACCTTGACAAGTGGACGGTCGCATACGTTCCGCTCACATGGTCACTCAAGCCGGTCAAGTCGGGCAGGGTAGGAGAGCACGACGACAAGGCCCGGGCAGCACGCCTAGCGCGCGGATGGACGGCCTAACGGAGAGGGGCCGGGGTGAAAGCCCCGGCTCCGCTCACTATCGGCTCAGAAGCGATTCTGAGCGCCTATAGTCCATACATATCAGAAAAATATTAACATTTCAGTCTATTTTAAACTGTAGTAAAGTACTACAGAAAGCAGCAGGGCTAGAATGATTATGAACCATCCAGCAATTCCCATATAGGCTAGAATAATCCAACTGCCTATGAGAAACAAAGTAGCGACGGTGGGTGCTAAGAAATTAAGCAGTCGCATATTTCGCTGCTCGACGTTGACGCTTTGCTTCGCGAAGTGCGTTTGCCTGTGCAAATCGCTCTCTGGCTATTGCTGCCTGCTGAGCATTACGCAATTCGTAGTCCTCTTTCCAGTCGAAGAACTTTTCCTCTTGGTCCTCTGGAAGAAACTCGCTGAGGTCATATTCGGCCTTATAATAAGCCTCAATTACCTGAGCGTAGCGATATCGTTCATCTTCGTACTTTTTGAGAGCCTCTTCGTGACGCCTTCTGGTGGCGTTAAGTCTATCTCTGTCTATGTCATTTAAAGGCTTTAGTTGACTTTCAGCCTCAGTTGTATCGGTGTCTGTCATTCTTCCTCTTGTCGGGCGGGTGGTGGTGCATATGTACCACCGTTCTTATGAAACTCTATGAGTTCATCTACTTTTCTGCTACTTCCAGTATTGGTAGCAATTAAGGCAAGCATATCATATATTCGGTTGAGTTGAATAAGAACGATTGCTTTCCATACTGTGTCTTGGTTTAGGTCATCGGGTTGGCTCATAATTCTGCCAATCTCCCTTATTTGGGTTTGCATGTTCTTTCTGTGCATCACAGAAGTAAATTGTAGTATCTCCTAGTTCCATGCGACTTAGAGCATTTCCGCAAACCGGGCAATATAGAACCTCATTGTAGAATGTCATTGAACTTCTCTTTATATGTAAGTTCGTAGGCCCATTCCATTACGTCATACTTTGCGAGTTCTGTTAGCATGGTTACCCTAGCGCGTAACTTGTCGCCTTTTGGTAATGGAGATACTTCTCTATCTGCTTCAAACCATTCCGGGGGTATTTCCATATCCGCCCGCAGTTTGTATCCACCTATTTTGAAAAAGAGTGTACCTTCATATTTACCAGTTGAAAGTTTGCGCTCAATATATCCCTTGCCGACCCATTTCAAATCATCCCATAGCGCGATTAACTCTGCTGCTCTTTCAGGATATACGGCATCTAGTTCACTCGACATCATCGTCAACTAATCGCTCTCTGTGGGCGGCTGCTAACACTCCGTCATATTTTTCGTAGACGTATTCAACTATGTCATCGAAGAACTTATTTCGCGCCCCTTCGTCCCAATCGGGGTCTAGCCATAGTTCTAATACCCAGGACCAATCGCCATCTTCAATAATTCCCGGCTCGTTTTGTTCAAACTGGTCCGAGAATTCGGGCAACTTAGGATTTACACCATCGGGAACTTCTGCCCCGAAATCGGAATTGTGAATCCATTCTTTCACCTTGGCGCGTTTTTCTGCCTGCTCCTGAACTTTTTGAGGGTCTAGCCCATCCCAAAATTCGTCGTACTTCTCTTTCGAGATATCGTTCATATTTTCCCCTGACGGAACAATAGCAGGCGGTCGCTTCAAGGATGCTAAATACTCATCCCGCGCCGCCTTGCTAGTAAATTTTACACCCATTTGGAGCCTCCCAGCGGAATCGAACCGCTATCGCTTGATTACGAAACAAGTATAATAACCATTATACGAGGGAGGCAAGTGACGGCGGATATTTTCTGTGCCTCTAGAATGCACATAGGCGTTTCCATTGAACCGACTCGCCAGGTCGGTGCCGAGTGGAGGATACAGGATTCGAACCTGCGACTTGCAACATGCCATGCTGCCACTCTACCAACTGAGTTAATCCCCCAAATTTAATTGGTCCGAACAGACGGGCCAAGGACTCCAACCTCTCTTGGATTGTAAATCCTCTGCCGCTTCCTTTTGAACTTCATAGGAGTAATCTGTCGGTGAACCCATCATACCAAGACTATGCCAGGTTGTCAAGTCAAATTGAAAGGCTCCTAAATATTTGCCGTCAGGACTGACGGCTTTAGCATCATGTGTAGATTCACAAGTTGCCAAGCGGTCGAATTGGGTGCTTAGATAATCTGTCGTATAGTGAGGTTTGTGTAACATCACCGTCAATATCATTTCCACTAACATTCAAGGCTCCTAGTACATCGGCAACAATCGTTTGGACTGCTGTTCGGTCACCACGGACGCGCTTGAATGGCACGCCATTGTCTTGCATTACATTTAGAACTTGTTGGTCGAGTGCTTTCGCCTCTTCCTCAGTCTGAGTGCGACCTTTAGGGTTGTATTCTTTCAAACGCTCAACGAAGTAAGCGTGATTTTCAAAACGTTCGTACAATTCCATAACGAAGGTCTTGTACGTTTCTGACGTTTCCTGACCATAAATTAGGCAGAGGAATATTGGGCTGTCAGTAACCATCACGTCTACTTGGTCCGCAACTCTCCATTGGCGGTGGTATTGATTTGCCAGGAGGTACAGTTGATTCTCTAGTAAACGATAGTTTTGTTCCCACACTACGTCTTTGGCGAACTCAGTGACAAGTTCACAATTGACCCCGGCCAATTTAAGTTCATAAAAAACACCAGCAGCGGTCGTTGATTTACCGCTGCCTGGCCCGCCGAGCAAGTTAACTACTAGAGTCATCTTCTACAATCTTGAATCCTAGTTCAGCCAGTTCCTCAACAAACGACCGGCCCATGGTGTGTGCGAACGAGTGTATACGCCACTCGCCACAATGCAAAAGAACTCCGACTTTATTTTCTATATCTAAATCAGAGTTCTTAAGTTCTTCTATATTTGCACCTATCATGTGGAGCAAACGGGAATCGAACCCGCCGGGATTTGTATGCGAAACAAATTCAGCACCTTGCTTGTCCTGCCCCTTGTGGAGCCTCCTGGGAGAATCGAACTCCCATCCCAACGTTACAAAGGTTGTATACTAGCCATTATACGAAGGAGGCTTGGAGGGGCCTTTTTAAGTCATACCCCAGGACACCGGCTGCATTCTTTCAGCAACCACAGTATATCACACTTCTGCGCGAGGCACAAGTCGCATAATAAGCAAGCCCGTCGAAATGAGGGCGATTGCTGCAACTAGATACCAAGTTATATTCATACCTGTAAATGCCAGGGTACCGCCAAGCGGTAGGCCAGCACCAGCAATCTTATGATACATTGTGTTCCTCCTAACCGTGAATCCAGACTTCATCACGCTTTCCGATAAATTTCCAGAAGGCGATAAAGAAAATGAACTGTTGAAAATTATCATATATCATTTCAGGAACTATGGCCGTGGCGACCAAGGCCCCCGATTTTCTATTGCGTACAGTCCAGTATCTCTCAAAAATATAAAGTCCAAAGATTCCCAGCCACAACGGATTGAAAGCGAAGGAACTCATCCCTACCACTAGACTTACGAGAACTGCTACTACGTACATCATTGTAACGACTGTCACGAATCCTGTCCAGCATGTTTTGACCATGTAAGGAAAAGTTACTTTCGTCCAGCCGTAATCTTTCAGGTTTTCAAATGCTCCACGTCGCCAGCGGATGCGCTGATGATACAACGCCCGGTAATTTTCGGGAGCATCCGTGTAAATTTCACAGGCTCTTGGAGCCAAACACTTGTAGCCTAGATGCTTCAAGGCCAGTGTCATTTCGTTGTCCTCAGTCAAGGCGCTCTCATCATAGTAGCCCTTGCCTGGCAACCGACCCTCTTCTCGCGCTTCACGAATCTCTTTGAACGCGCGGACCCGGAAGATGGAACCTGCTCCGGTGAGTACATTTGCCTTACCCTTTTTACGGGCAATCTCACGCACGTACCGTTGATACTCATTACCCTGCATCTTCTGAACGATAGTTTTTTCTTCCTTGCAGAAGAATGAACCACCGACACCACCTACTGTGGTATCCTCAAATTTGGGTAAAGCATCTTCAATGAAATTTTTTGAAAGGGCTGTATCAGCATCCATAACAAGAATCTTACTTTCATCGTTCATAAAGGGGAGTAAGAAATCTAAAATCTGATTTAGAGCCCCGGCTTTTTTGTTCTTGTTGTCATGCGTCACAAACGTATAGGCACCGTGCTTAGAAGCAACCTTGTCAGTGTTGTCTGTACAATTGTCAAGTACAACAAAAATAAGGTCAGGAACAACAGTCTGCTCTTTCAAACTTGCAAGAGTCTGACCTATCGCACGTTCCTCGTTGTGAGCGGGTATGATAGTGATGAGCATTGAACTCCTAACCTACTACTCCGACGACCGGAACCACACTCTATCACACTCTGTTACCTCTTGTCAACACTCTGTTTTTTGGAGACTCTTGGAATCTTTTCTAAGTGTAACCATAGGTTAGCATCTCAGAAATACCCTGTCAAGTCGTCAAAAAAGTTCACTAAAACTCGTCTGAACTAGTGCTTGTGAACTAGGCACATGGTATCATAGATAAAAGCATTCAAACGCATTCACTATTTGTACAAGGCCCGCTGCAAGGTAGGGCTGGGAGGAGTTTTATCTTTTATGACTATTGACATTCAGCAGCCAATGTCAACTTTTGCCGATACTATTTACCGTCAGAAATACGCACAGGACGGAGAGAATTGGGAAGACACAGCACGCAGAGTAGTAACAAATGTCATGGGTCCGTATTTCCCCGAATTGGTTGAAGAAGCCATAGGCTATATAGCCGAACGAAAATTTTTGCCGGGTGGTAGATATCTATACGCCGCAGGCAAGCAGTTTAATCAAACAAACAATTGCCTACTTCTAAAGGTTGGAGACAGCCGAGAAGAATGGGGCGATTTGATGAATCGTATCACAGTTGGATTGATGACCGGCGCGGGCGTAGGAGTTGTTTATTCAGACCTTCGCGAAGAGGGCGCATTAATTATCAAGACGGGTGGCACTTCAACAGGTCCGCTCGCTCTGATGAAGATGGTAAATGAAGCAGGCCGCTATATTATGCAGGGTGGCTCAAGGCGCTCCGCTATTTGGGCGGGACTTCATTGGTGGCATAAGGACGTATTTAAGTTTATTCATGCTAAGGATTGGTCTGATGACGTTAAGGCTTTGAAGGAAAAGGATTACAACTTCCCGGCGACTTTGGATATGACTAACATCAGCGTTATCCTAGACGACGGCTTCTTCGAGGCTTTCGATAACGAGGATAATCCTATGTACGACCATGCTCAGAAGGTATATTGGGAGGTCGTCAGTCAGATGCTTACAACTGGTGAGCCAGGATTTAGCATCGACGTTGGCGAAAATTCGGGCGAGAATCTTCGAAACGCTTGCACCGAAATTACTAGCGCAGACGATAATGATATTTGCAACCTAGGTTCAATCAATATGGCACAAGTAGATGACATTAAAGAATTCGAACGCATTTCCTATGTTGCTACTCTATTTTTGTTGTCTGGCACTTTGTATAGTAAGGTTCCATATGAGGCAGTAGCAGATACTCGGACAAAGAACCGGCGGCTTGGCCTAGGTCTTATGGGCATTTATGAATGGTTGGTAACCCGAGGTAAGTCATATGGGCCAGATTATGAATTGGCTCAGTGGTTGGACGGCTGGAAGAATCAGAGCGATTATGCAGCGAAAGTTGGTTCGGCTCGACTTGGTATTAGTGAGCCAGTAAAGAAAAGGGCTTTGGCTCCAAATGGCACCATTGGTATCATTGCAGAAACAACGACTTCCCTTGAGCCTCTATTGGCTGTTGCATACAAGCGTCGATATTTGAAGGGCCAGGACTGGCATTTCCAGTATGTTGTCGATTCTGCTGCAAAGCGCCTACTCGACAAGGACGTTCCTACAGAATTACTTGAAGATGCCTATGATTTGGCCAGAAAGCCTGAGCGTAGAATTGCTTTCCAGGCTTGGGTCCAGCAATGGGTAGACCATGGAATTTCTAGTACGCTCAATTTGCCATCGCCAGATAAGCAAGAATTCACACATGAAGAATTTGGAAATATTCTTTACAAGTACCTTCCGAAGTTGCGCGGGGTAACAGTTTATCCTGATGGAGCCCGAGGTGGTCAGCCACTTACTAAGGTTCCTTTGCAGGAGGCTTTGGATTGGGAAGGTAGAGAATATGAAGAGGTCGGAAATAGCCAGGCTTGCGTTAATGGCGCGTGCGGAGTATAATTAGACTGAGGTGAGAAATGGCATATAATATTGGCAATCTTAAATTAGTCGAATCTCCTAACCGGACAAATGCAAGCGGTAGGTACATTCGTTTAGTAGTAATTCACGATATGGAGTTTCCAGAGCGTGATGATGCTGCTGAGAGTGTAGCGAACTTCTTCCATAACTCTAGTGTTCAGGCATCCGCCCATCTTTGTGTGGACGACAATAGCGCAGTTCGCTGCGTTAAGGACGAAGATGTAGCGTGGGCTGCGCCGGGAGCAAATTCAGACGGACTCCAAATGGAGTTGGCTGGATATAGTTCTCAAAAGACGAGCGATTGGGAAGATTCATATTCTAAAGACGAATTGAAACTGGCAGCACATTTGACTGCTCAGTGGTGCCGCAAGTACAATATTCCGGTCAAGAAATTGACGCACAGTGAGTTGGCGGCAGGTAAAAAGGGAATTATTGGTCATCGTGACGCTACTGCGGTATATCACCTAAGTACTCACACCGACCCGGGAACAAATTTCCCATGGGGTTACTTTATCAAGTTAGTCAAGGCGGCTTATGCTGACCTAACTGATAAGCCAGCGCCTACACCAAAGCCAGCGTCGAAGGTTTCTGTAAAGGAATTGGAAATTGCTGTTCATTTGCGAAAGCCTAATGAGGAATGGACAAAGCGAACTGACTACGCCCTAAAGGTTGTGCGTCAAGGACCAAGTGGACATTTCCCTGTTAAGGATTTGCAGAAGTTTGTAGGAACGACTGTTGATGGAGATTGGGGCGGTGTTTCGCAGGGCGCGTATATCAAGACAGTCCGTGCGATTCAAAAGGCTCTTGGTGTAACTGCTGATGGTGTTTGGGGTCCAGGCACTAATACTGCATATCACAAGGCCCGAGCAAAATACTTTCTCGATAAATAATTCGTGATATAATAGAATTAACGCGGGTAACGTTGTTTAGGCAGCGCGAAGCGTTACGGCATTCGTGCAGTTCACCTTAGGATGCTGGTTATAGTTACGCTACAAGCATTGGCCGGGGTACTTAGCCCCGGCCTTTTGCTATTTCTAACAGATAGGTGGTATAATCTAACTATGAGTTACAGAATGACTGTATTAGCGAGTAGCCCGATTCTCTATTTGGATTTGGAAGAATCTTCGGGCACTATTGCTATTGACAGTTCCGGGCGACAGCCAAATGCTATATATAGTGCTCCACCGTCAGTGTTTTACAATCCCTTGGTTACCAATGGAATTCGCTCCCAGCAATTTGCGGGTGCAAGAAATGTTCTTGGGTCGCTCCCACTCACCATCCTATCGGCAGAACAGCCTAGTGCTCCATTTAGTCTAGAGGCTTGGACATATCCTCAAATAAGCACGTCATCACAGAGAGTGATTGGCCGAAATGTCTCAGGACTATATGTCGATGGTAATATTGCTACGTTTCAGATTCAGACTAGCGCCGGGGTGGAGAAAGTATCCTTCCCACTTAGATATCGAAAAGTAAATCATCTAGTAGGTGTATTCGATGGCGCGGCAGCAGCACTATATGTCAATAATCAACTCTCAGGGTTTACACTTCTAGAAGGCACTATTAGCGAAGACACTACGGACATTTTAGTTGGCGGAACCGCCGTTGGCACCGACAGCGTGCTTATTAGCAATGTAGCCGTTTATGATACTGCCCTTTCTGGCTCAGTGATTGAAGACCATTATGAGCAGGGCTGTGTACAAAATTATGAGGACCAACTTCGCAGAGCCGCCAGCATTTTCTATGACCTTTCAGATGCTTATTCCATCATTGCATTCCAAAGTATTGAAAATGAATTTACTGATTACGCAAGTAGTAGTTTAGTTAATTTAATTTACGATACAGCGCTTCACCAGGAAGATATTACTCAGGTTGGTCAGCGTGATGTCGGATATGATATTGGAGAATTAGGAATTATTGATGGAAGTCGTATTGATTGGGACTCTCAAAGTGCTAATCTTTTGGTAGAAGTCAGTTGGGATAATGGCACTACTTGGGAAGCAGTTACTAATCACTCTACCATTCCTGGTCTTGAATCGGGAGTTGATACTACTGATAAGGTTGTAAGATTCCGCCAGACTTTCAATATTCCGGCTGATGATGACATTCCAAGTATCACAGAATTCAAAATTACTATTTATGAGAACAAGGATATTTTGGCTGTGAACAATTCAGCCCGAGCGGTTGTTACAGAGCCAGTTAATATTGGTCAATTTTCTAATAATGTGCTCAACGGCAATGATTCCGATATTGCAATCGTCGGTGGGTCGCTTACTTTGCCTGCTGACCTTGATGGAAATAATGTTGCTGCTATTGAATTTTTGGTACGACGAGATACAGCCGCAACTGATATTGTTACTGCTGGCACGGCAACACTATCTTCGAGCGGAGCGGTTAGTGGCATGACCGTTTGGATAGACGGTGTTCAACGAGCACCAGTCGCAGCAGATTTTGCATTGGGCAAATGGACGCATATTTATGCTGAATTGAGTGCTCCTGCTGATATAGATGTCATTTTGCAGGGTGGAAATTCATTTGCATTTCCGGCAATTTACTGGCAACCACTATCAGAGTCGGTGATTTTCAACCATGCTTTAGGCGCTTGGGGCCGACCCCGTTTGGCTGTCCCCGAGTTAAGCGTCCCGCAATTGACAGAATCCTCTGCTATAGCCTATAAGTACGTCTGGACGGGGGCCTAAGTGGTCGATTCTGTACCTCACTAGGACAAAATTGGCCATTAAAAGATAATTATGATACACTTACCGTATGGGAATACAGAGAATTCAGGAAACCAAATACGGCGTGTATCTTTGGCAGATGCCAGACGGCGCATTGGTATGCGACGAAAATCGCAATTACTTATCTATTTCCTCAAAAGAGGGTGACCCTCGAAGGCTGGCAGAATTAACTGCCGCTGCCCGCGCCTGCGGGTGTGAGGACGGCCACCCAATATTCTTCCCAGGCCATCGCAAGATTGATGATGAAGAATATGAGCACCAGCGCGACCGCTTTGAGCAGGGCCTAATTCCTGACGAATACGACGCCGCAGCATGGGCCGAAGAAATTAAATTCCGAGAGCAAACAAAGAATGACTGAACTAGTTGTTGATGATGAGGTTAAAGACGAACAGGAAGTAGAGGTGTCGGTAGGTTCTATCGACTCCTATGATTCTCCATGGGGAGATACTGGCAACGACCCATTCAACAAAAAGGCAGAGGCTCTTAGAACTCTCGAAGGCACCAGCCCAGCCTTTAAGCGCAGAGTTACCCGTGAACTTCAAAAGTATCAACGTGGTATTGATGGTGCAGAGACTAAGCAACTTAATCCGACCTATTCAGCAGGTACGGGATATTCGCATTTTGATGTAGCAATTCCACCATATAATCTTGAGTATTTGGCTAAGATTTACGAAAAGAACGAAACCAACTTCGCTGCTATTAATGCAAAAGTGGCGAACATCGTCGGCCTTGGATTCGATTGGAAGGAATCTCCTACTACACAAGAATTGCTTGACAAGATTGACGACCCCGACAAACTCAATAAGGCTCGCCGGAAGTTAACGAAGGCTCGAAATGCTCTTAATGAGTGGGTAGAAACTCTTAATCAGGAAGATACCTTTCTAGAAACTTTGATGAAGGTCTATACCGATATTGAAGCAACTGGTAATGGCTACTTAGAAATTGGTCGTACCACTGCTGGTCGAGTCGGATACATTGGCCATATTCCTTCTAGCACCCTGCGCGTGCGTATCGCGCGGGACGGCTTCGTTCAACTTATTGGCGATAAGGCTAAGTTCTTCCGAAACTTTGGTGATAGAACTACTACCGATAAGGTAGGAAATGACCGACGCCCAAACGAAATCATTCACTTTAAGAAATATACTCCAACAGATTCCTATTACGGAATTCCTGACATCATCGCCGCGCAGAATGCGCTGGCCGGAAGCGAATATGCCTCTCGATATAACCTAGATTACTTCGAGCACAAGGCTGTCCCTCGTTACGTTATTGTCATTAAGGGAGCAAAACTTTCTCCTACGGCTGAGCGTAATACAATTAACTTCTTCCGGGGCGGACTAAAGGGCAAGAACCACAGAACCCTTTATGTACCTTTGCCAGCCGGAACTACTGACAAGCCGGTCGAATTTGAAATGAAGCCGGTCGAAGTCGGTAAGCAGGACCAGTCCTTCGGAGATTATGATAGTGCTAATCGAGACAAGATTTTGATGGCGCACCGAGTTCCAATTACGAAGGTTTCTGCTGTTACTGGTGCTGCGTTAGCGGCAGCCAAGGATGCCGACAAGACATTTAAGGAAACTGTATGCCGTCCGGCACAAGACGTTTTTGAAACTAAGATTAACAAGGTTATCAAGGAAGTTACTGACGCATTTGTATTTGCACTTAACGAGTTGACCCTAACTGACGAAACTGAGCAGAGCAAGATTGACCAAGTTTACTTGACGACCGGAGTTTTGGTTCCAAACGAAGTTCGAGCCAGAATGGGTCGCCCAGGACTTAAGGGTGGCGACAAGATTATTGCCGCTGCCCAGGCAAAGCCAACGGCAACGGGTGGCGCTAAGCCAGCAACGGGCCGAAGTCCTGACCAGCGTACCACAAGCAGAGGCGTAAATTCTCCTGATAGGGGAGGACAGGGTAGAGCGCCTAAAGGTGAAGGGAGGCAGCAAGCGTGATTAACGTAAAAAATTTACTATTACATAAGTCAGCGCCACTATATCCATTGGCATTTGGAGTCCTAATTATGCTATGGGGACTTTGGTTGCTGCTCCCATTTAGTGTATTTTCGACCTCGCCATCTTACTCATTTGTATCTGGTGTCACGTCCGAAGCATTTTTGGGGGGAATAGCCTTTTTGATTGGTGCAACGCAGGTATATGCTGTACTTACCAGAAATGTTAAGTTGATTGCCTATACAGCAATTTCACAATTTGTATTTTGGACATTCCTGTTCCTATCCTTCGTGCAAAGTAACTGGCAAAGCCCGGGTACTGTTGTCTATTCATGGATTGCTTTAATGAATGGATTGGGCCATATTAATTGGCATTTAAGGACTAATGGCCACCGACCGGAGGAAGATGTCAGTACTACTGACAAGGTTTCTTGACGGAAATTTTGCATTAGAATACATTTCTTGATATTATCTAAACATGAAACTTAATAAGTCTGTTCTGACAACTAACGGCGAGCACCTACAAATTGCTATGCCGATTGTCAAGGTAGACCGTGAGAATCGAACGGTCAGTGGTTTCGCCACCCTTGATAACGTAGATACTCAAAAGGACGTTGTTACAGCGGACGCAAGTCGAAACGCTTTTGCTAGATGGCGCGGCAATGTACGAGAAATGCACGCGCCTATTGCTGTTGGTAAGGCCCTTAAGTTCGAAGAAAAGACTTTCTTCAACCCGGATGACGGACAGACCTATAATGGAATGTACGTCACCGTTTATGTTTCTAAGGGTGCCGAAGACACTTGGCAGAAGGTTCTTGATGGAACTCTAACTGGATTTTCTATTGGCGGCGGTGTTATCAAGGCCCGCGACATTTTTGATAAGGCATCTAATACGGCATATCGAGAGGTCGAAGATTACGAACTAACTGAATTGAGTCTGGTAGATAACCCAGCAAATCAGTTGGCTAACATTATGTCCTTCCAGAAGGTTAATGGCCAGACGGAAATGACTGGAATGTTGAGCAAAATGGCAGTAGAAAATATTTTCTGGTGCCCAACAGACTTGGCTAAGGCAGTAGCAAATGCTGAATCACTTACTTGCGCCTCATGCGGTAACGATATGGAAAATATCGGATGGGTCGAAGCAGAAGATGACCAGCGAGAAGAAGTTATTGCCAAGGCCGTCGCAACAAAGACTTCCAACCAGCCAAATGCAGGATGGAATACCACAGCAACCGGAATGACTAGTGGTTATATCTCTACGACACCAAGTATTACAATTAATGGTGGCGTAGATGCAGAACAAATTGCAGAGCGAGTAGTTGAATACTTGCGAAAATATGAGGGAGGTGTAGACGTGTCAAAGAGAACAGTACGAAAGAGTGCTGACGAGCAGCCAGAGGCAACGGCTGAGGCGGTAGTCGAGGCTACCCCAGCAGCAGGCCCATCAGCAACAACTACTGAAAAGGCGGCGGGCTCAGGCGGTGAGGAAAAGCCAGAGGCAGCAACCGTTTCTGAGGTAGACGAGCCTGACTTTGCGAAGATGTTTAGCGACCTCCGTGAAGCATTGGCTGGCGCAATTGAAACTTCAAAGGCAGATACCCAGCAAATTCTTGCCACCGTGCAGGAAACAATTGAGAAGTCTGTAGGAGAAGTTAGCACAAAGGTTTCCGAGTTTGAAACAAAACTTGGTGAATTGAAGCAGCAGGTGGATTCCCTTGATGACACTGTGGACACAGTTGAAAAGCGTGTCGATGGTGTTGAGGGAGAAACCGCAATTAAGAAGTCTGGCGACCTCGGCGGGTCCAAGGATGAAGATACAACAGAAAAGTTTTGGCGTGGTAGTTTCCTCGGCGCTGAAAAACTAGTAAACTAAAAAAGTGAGGTGAAATGACAAGGTGAGCAACAACAACGAACTTCTAGAGAAGGTCATTGTAACAGCCGATATTAACGCCGGTGGCGGTCTTCTACGACCTGACCAGGCCGACCGTTTTATCGACTATATGTGGGACCAGACCGTTCTTGGTCGTGATGCTCGTACGTTCCGTATGCGAGCGAACACAGCAGAAATCGACAAGATTGGTGTAGGTCAGCGTCTAGTTCGTGTTGCAACCGAAGCCGTTGACGACCACGTTAACGCAGGTGCAACATTCAGCAAGATTACCATGACCACCACAAAGATGCGACTAGATTGGGAACTTTCTACCGAATCTTTGGAAGACAACCTAGAAGGTGAGGCTCTTGAAGACCACATTGCCCGACTAATGGCTACCCAGGCCGGAAACGACTTGGAAGACGTAGCAATTAACGGTGATAGTGCCTCTGCCGACCCATTGCTTAAGGCATTTGACGGTTGGAGGAAGTTGTCTCTAACTAACGGCCACGTAGTAGACGCGGCGGGAGCACCTTTGGACAAGAGTGTATTTAACTCCGCTCTAAAGGCAATGCCTCGTTACTACAAGCAGCGACGACAGGCGCTTCGCTTCTATGCCGGAAGTAACTTGATTCAGGATTACGTTTACGGTTTGACCGAGGTTGACGTTACAGGTGTTGGTATTGGTGCTGGTGTATTCAGCGGTGCTATTACTGGACCTCAGGGCGCGCCAGGAGCAGTCACAATCGCAGCGTTTGGAATTCCTGTAATCGAAGTCCCAATGTTCTCAGAAACATTGATTGGTGATTACGTAGGCGCAACGGGCGAGCACGGATATGTCGAACTGACATTCCCTGACAACCGAATTTGGGCCGTCAAGCGAGAGATTCAGGTTTATCGAGAGTTCAAGCCAAAGAAGGACACAGTTGAGTACACAGTATTCACCCGTGTAGGCGTTAACGTTGAAGATTATGACGCATATGTCGTAGTCAAGAACGTCAAGGCTTCTCCTTGATAGGTAATTAAAGCGTTGGGCCACCCTTAATGGGTGGCCCTTTGCTTTTTGACGCATAAATGTGATATACTTAGAGAGACATTAGGAGGAAAATATGTCTTTTGCAGAACTAGAATTGCCTGAACTTAAGGCTGTAATTGCGAGTTTCGTCGGTGAAGACGATGCCGCAACAGTTAATTCCGTACCCGAGGCTGTAAAACTTTTGGAAGATGAGGGCGTACAATACGCTGAATATCAAAAGTGGCAGCAGATTGAAGAGGCGCGGGAAGATGCTGATGAGCATGTAGAGCCTACCACAAAGCAGAAAAAGAATGCTGTAAAGGTTACTACCGCCGCTAAGAAAAAGGGCAATACACCGGATGAGGTAGTCGTTAAGATGACTCGTCCTAACATGACTTACGAAGTGCGTGGCCACCGATTTACTCGCGAGCACCCATTCGTAGTTATGACCGAAGACCAGGCACAAGAAATTTTCGACTTGGATGGCTCAGGCTTCCGCCTTGCCACTCCACGCGAGGTTCAGGAGTATTACAAGTAATAAATGACAGTAGCAGACTTTCCACAGGCCGGAACTATTGGCACATCATTGTTGCCTACACGTTGGGATATCGCCATTTACCAGGGCGACACTTTCGATGTAGTAGTTAATTTCAAAGATGCAAATGGAGCCGGAATTGACCTTGCAGGGTTCACAGCACTTATTCAATTCAAGAATACCGCTGGAACTGTGGTTGCAACGCCTTCTACTGAACTTAATTATGATGGTACTCTAGGTGCCCTTAGAATTTTCCTAGAGACTGATACTTTAACCGCAGGAGATTATACTTATGACTTACAGTTGAACAGTCCAGATGGAAAGAAAAGAACATTTATCGGAGGGGTAGTCACGGTTACATCTGACATTTCTGAATAATGGCTAGTGTAGAAGATATCGTTATAACGATAATTGAGGATGAGCCGGGTCCAGTCATTACCGACGTCCCGGCTCCATCTCTCGATATTCAAGTAAGCACTTTTCTACAGCCACAAGTTTTAGAAGTAGTCGGTGAAATGCAGGTTGAAGCAACCATCAATTCATCGCTAGAGCCAGAGTTTGTGGAGATTGTTAGGCCGTCAGATGTTGACACGATAACTATTCCTGAGGCTAATATGCCCGAAGTAATAGAAATTGGATTCCCGGTAGTACAAGGACCGCCAGGAGTTCAAAATGTATATGTTGGTCCAACCCCACCATTAAATCCAGAAATTGGATGGATATGGATAGACACTTCCTAAGGAGGAATTATGGCAAGATTTGAAACAAATGTAGTCGAAAACGACGAAGGCACCTGGGATGCCTATTGCACAGACACAGCCCTAGACGACACCTGTTTCTACTCTCTTGGTTGGGGTACGGAACAGCAGGCTAATGATAGAATTGGTGAGCATTTAGTAGAGCACGCCACTCTACAGCCATCTAGAGAATTAGGGGCATTTCGTGCAGACAAAACCCAGGAAGAATACGAGGCACACGTTGACAAACTGCTAGAGCAGAATAGCGTGGCTTTGCCAGGGGAGGCAAATGAGTAATGCCTATAGCAGCAACAGATATTCTTTTGAAGTGGTCAACAGCGGCAGCAGCCGCAGGTAACACCACTGCTAACAACACCCCTGGAACATCATTGGGTCGTTTTGTTGCGACTACTCAGATTACTGACGCCACACTTAACAATTTATTTCCTGATGTAACAGGTGACGAAAATGCCGTCAGCAACGTGGACTATGAATGTGTATTCGTACACAATAATCACGCTACTCTGACATATCAGAATGCAGTTATCTATATTTCAGCCGAAGTCGCTGGTGGAGCATCTACCGCAATTGGTGTAGATACTACCGCAGCCTCAGCCGTTGGCTCAGGTGCGCAGCAGGCTGTTCAAATTGCTAACAAGAATACGGCTCCTGCGGGAATCACGTTCACGGCACCGACCACAAAGGCAACAGGATTGGCTTTGGGTAACATCGGGCCGGGTCAGGTAAAGGCTTTTTGGATTCGTCGTACAGCAGCAAATACTTCTGCTCTTAACAACGATGGATTGACTGTAACGGTCGCTGGCGATACGGCTCAGTAAGGAGTCGCCTAAATGGCTACATTTAGCGCAACCGCCCAAGCGTCGGGATATATTCAGTTAGTCTCTAGTGGTGTTGCAGGTTCTCAGTGTAACATCTGGAACACTACGCAGGGTAACCGTCTTATCTACAGCGGTGCATATAACAGTTCGTCTTTGTCAGTTCCAGATACGGCGTGTTCGATTGGCGTAAATAATTCATACACTATTACGTATTATAGTTCTACCAATGCAGTTTTGGGTAGTCTTAGTGCTTCGGCTACCGCCCAAATTACTACTGCCGGTAGCATTAGTGTATCTAGTGCAGGTAGTGGCTATGTAACTATTAGTTGGTCATATCCATCTTTCTCCAATAGTACATTAGGACAAAATTCAACTAATATTTGGATAAATGGTGTTGCCACTAATTATGCTTGGCCGCAATCTAGTGTAACTGTATTTGTCGG